ATGGATATTTAACAATACCACATGAATTTATTAAAGGAAATTATAGATATTTTGTCGATAACTATACAAGATATTTAGATGAATTGGATCTTGATGAAATACATCAAAGAATGACAATAAACGAGAGTAATTGTACCTGGAGTAGAGATGAATATCCAATTCAAATTCATGGAGGAATTAATGGATAATGCCATTCACTATTGATAAAGAAGCTAGAACTAGAGCGAGAACAGCTATTGACTTTGAAAAGTTGAGTGATCGTCTTAAAACAAATAATAATTATTTTACGTTTCCTGATCCTAATTTAGAAACTCTTGAAAAAAATATTTATTATCTTTTAAAAAATTCACAGGAAGTTGTTTTTGATAATTCGAGATATAAATATAGACCCGACTATGTAAGTTTTGATTATTATGGAACTCCTGCTTTAGATAAGTTATTAATGTTTGTGAATGGAATAACAACAGTTGAAGATTTTGTTAACTTAACAGTTATTGTTATTCCTAGTTTAACTTCTATTACTTTTATGTTAAAAGATAATTTTGATCCAGGTAAAGATATTGAAGACCTGGAATCAGTGGGGTGGTAAATGATAGTAATTAAAGATAACTTTAGATTAGTTAGTAATGTTCCCAATGTAATAAAATTATCTCCCGCTATGATTAAAAATTATACGTATGAGGAAAATAGTCCGCGTCATATTTTTGCATTTTTGGAGTTGAAGAGAAAGAGTATTCCTCATTTTACAAATAATACAATATTTAAATTAATTTCAAATAAAAAATTACGTGAAACGGTACAGGTTGTAGATCTAGAACAATATCCTCTTCACGTTTCATATAATATTCCAACTAAAGGAATGATTACAAATTTAAATCCATTTGGTGTAAAAGAGATTTCAAGTTTAAGTGCTAATGATTTATACGCTTGTTTGGTATATTCATATGCATTTTCAAAGTTGGTTACAAAAAAATTTAAAATATCTGAATCCTATTCTAAACATATCATTGACTTTTTACTATCTATGTATGTTCAATTATTTGGAAGAAAGTATGGATTATTAGCAACATATTCATCTGGTATTTCAAAGTTAAAGTTTTTACTTGCTTGCTATATATATGCTGCTTTCTTTGGATATAAAAATGGAATACAATTATTTAAAACTGCATCCAAAGCAGCTCCATATTTATATAATAATGAAATAGATTTATTATTAAAATATGACTTTAGTAAAATTGAAGATTTTGTTAAAGCTTTATCTGAAACAAAAGTTATGCCCGGTATTAATTTAATAAGATTTACAGCAACAATTCACGCTTTTATGAAGATTGAAATGTTAGCAGCATTGGAAGATGTTTCAAGATTTTTTTCTGTTTTATTGACTTCTAATATTCCAGGAGCAAGAGTGGTTCCAACATTTATTTCAAAATACAATGAAAGAGCTTATTTTAATATTATAGATATTATGCGAGGGATCTTTAAATGAAAAGTAAAGAATATTTAAAACAGATACAAGAGATTAAATCTGTTAAGGTCGCTTGGGATCCAAACACTGAATCTAATCTTGCTGGATATAGAATTCATTATGGAACATCTCCAGGAAAATATAGTCAAACCATTGATGTTGGAAATCCAATTAATAAAGAAAACACATTATGCGAGACAACAATTGATTTAGTTCCAGGAACTAAATATTTTATATCAATTTCAGCTTATGATACAAACAATAAAGAATCTGCATATTCAAAAGAAATAGTTAAAGAAATTGCTGTTGATACAGCAATCCTATATGGAGCGGTTGTTGCTACAGTTCTAATTGTAAAAGAGTTAATATTATTTTTTATATTTATAGCTCAAATAGCAGCTCAAACTAAAGTAGATAAAAGAAGATCAAAACAAATAAATGATATAATTAAAAAAATGGGTGTTAAGAGAATAATTTCAGTTCATATAGTTCCTCATAAAGAACCAAATGCATTTACTCCTGGAGGAAAGTATATCTATATTACGTCTGGTCTTTTAAAAATGTTAACTGAAAGAGAGTCTATGGCAGTTCTTTTACATGAAGTTTATCATACTATTGATCATCATATTATTAAAAGAATGGCAACTGAATTTCCCTTATATTATATAGCAGCTCCGATAGCTATTACAGCAGCTCTATCAGTTGGATCATCAATAATATTTATATCAATAACATCTATGATTGTTTTTATTATAACTATGTCATTTTTAAAGATTCCCTTAACACTTTTACTTTATAGAAAGCATGAGTATGATGCTGATAATTATGCTATAAAAGCTGGATACGGAAAAGAAATTGCATCCTCATTATCTAAATTAGAAAAAGCATATATTAAAGCAACACAAGGTCATAAGTGTGGAGTAATTTGTAAAGTTATTAGACGTATTGAAGAAGCAATGGATGAGCATCCGCCAATACGTAAAAGGATTGAACAAGCATTAAAAAATGTAGAGCTTATGAAAGCTATAGCAAAAGCAAAGATATCATCTATCACTATTATAGTAAAAAACTTTTTTGGTAAAGGAAAATAAATGGACGATGGTGTTGTTAATAGACTGTATGGAAATTATCGTGCTGAAGTTATTGATAATAAAGATACAGAAAAATTTGGGAGAGTTAAAATATGGATTCCCGATTTGATGCCTGAAATAGAAAAACAAAAAGGACTGTGGGCGAGACCTGCAAATAATCCAATTGGAGGTCGAAATACAGAAGGTGATACTGAAAGTCATTATATGGGAACTTCATATATTCCAAAGAAAGGTTCATGGGTTTGGATTTTTTTCGAGACAGGTAATATAAATAGACCTTATTATTTTGGAGCTCTTGATTTACAAAATACTAAAGTGTTACCCGAGAATCAAGTGGGAACTAACTATGAAGATAAGTGGACAATATTTAAAAGTCATAAGGGACGAACTATCATTATCTCTGATGATCCTTATGATCGAAGAGTTGAAATAACAGGTCGTAAAATAAAATTAACTGGTAATGCTCCCACTGGTGGAATAGATTCTGTATATGAAATTGACGCAAATCAAAATACTATTCTATTAGATGAACGAAAAGATAAAGAAAAGATTTTAATTAGGACGTATAAGGGTGACTTTATTCATATAGATATTGATGAACAAAAACTTCAAATGTATTTTAAAAACGATATTATCATAAAGACAGATGGTTCATTATATCTTGAAGCAAAAGAAGATATGCATATCAGAGCAACAACTGGTGATATAAAAGTAGAAGCTAGTTCAAAGGATGTTAATATTAAAGCTGCTGGAGATCTCAAATCATCTGCTGGAAATAGCATACAAGAGTTATCTGGTAGAGATCATAACGTTCAAGCTTTATATAATATAAATAGACAAGCTGGTACTAATATTAATCATGATGCTGGAACTCTTGTTAATGAACAAGCAGGTGCTTCACCACCAGCAGAGCAAGGAGTATCACCGGAACCAGCAGATCCGAAAGGAGAAAGGGATACATAATGGCAATATTACCTGTTGAAAGATCAATGTGTAATAAAATGGTGTTTGATTTTACCGGATTAATTTCACCATCACAATCAATAGAAAGTATAATAAGAGGTAAATCAAATCAGATCCAAGCTCTTTTAAATGGTTTGATTTCATCCCCACAGTCAGCAATTGATGCTGCCATATCTAATTTAACAGGCATGGTAGATAATGTAATACCAACTGCTACATTAAGTGATATGAGAGCATTAAAAAGATTTATTGAAGAATGTGAGTATCTAAGTGGACTTTCAGCAATTGCAGCAATGTTAGGAGCATTAAACTCAATATATGATAAGATAAATGGATTCTTTGATAATATTGGTGCCACTCTTCCAGAGTTTGATATTAGTAAAATTGCCAGTATAATAAATGATTTATTAGGCGGAAGAGGAATGAATATCTCAAATCTATTAAAAGATTTAGATAAATTACTCAACTGTATTGCATTATATTGTGGTGGAGAATATCCAAATCAATTAACAAATATGACTACTGCACTAAATCAAACTTATTCTAATTTGAATATAACAAGTAATCCAGGAAGTTCAAGTTATGGAGATTTTGATTTTAAAACATTATATGATGACGCAGGATTATCATTAACACAGATGGGTCAAATTGATCAAGTTACAGCAGCAGCTGATGGAGAAAAAGATAGAGCTGAATCAACAATCAAAGATGCGATTGATATTTATAAGGAGAATTTATTATAATGAGTGATGCTAGTGATAAACTAAGAGAAATGATTGGTGATGCTGAAACTGAATCAGAGAATTTACAAAGTAGCATATCACAAATTGATGATATTAAAGAGGATGTAACAGAACAAATTTCAGCAATTGAAGATGGTATGTGTACAGTTGCTGCAGATGATTTAACTACATATTTAACAGATGTTAAACTTCCAGAATTTCAGGTAATTCAACCTACTGCTATTTTAAGTTTTGGTGGAGATTATGGAAGTATTGATTATGATGATGGAAATATAACAGATTGGGAAATATATTATATGACTATTGTTATACCACCAGCAGTTTCAGTAAAAGTTGTATTATATGAATATGAAGGAACTGGTTGGGATAATGATGAAGAAATTATTAAATGGGTTGAAGATTATGATTTTGGAAATGATTATTTAACAAGACCTTTAGACTCTGGTGCAACATATGGTTTGATTCCATATAAAGAAAATTTAGATTCAGCTCTTGATATTTTAAATAATAATAAAGATAAGGTTGATGATTCAGTAGCAGCTTTAGGAGATTATGCAACATAAATATTGGAGTTAAAATAAATGAAAAAATATATTTTTTTAATTTTATTACTAATTATAAGTTGGAGTTGTTGGGCATGGGCAGAAAGTAAATTATATGTATTTGGAGATGCAGCAGTTCTATCTGGATTTTATGTAATCAATAAAGCAACTGGAGAAAGAATAGGTTATATTGCTGTAGGAACGAGTGGTGAATTTGAGATGACAATTGAACTAGAATTAGTTCCAGTTTATATTGCAGATGGTGATAAACCTCCGCCTGATCCTACATGGATTCCTAATAAGGAAAATGCTTTTCAAACTAGTTGCAATACTTGTCATAGTCAGGAAACAGAAGATAAATTTGAGTTTGAAAAATGGAAAACAAAACTTGTAGATTGGACTAATGATCTTAATGCACCAAATGATGATGGTCATAAAAAGCATATGAAGATAGAGAAACCAGTTGTTTGCACTGCATGCCATAGAAGAATTTAAATAATTAAAGGAGAATTATGCCATACAGTTCTAGATTGACAGATATATGGACAGGTATTTGCTGTTGTCATAAAAATCCTAAATGTATATCAATGAGTGGACCTGTAATAACTGGAGCACCCAAGAATAAATCTGGTAGTTTAATACAAGCATTTTTAACTTCAATGACACAAGGAACTTGTGGTCATACAGGAAAAATTATAACAGCGAGTGCTACAGTTAAAACAGCATCTCTTGGTAAAGCTAGAGTTGGAGATATTGTAACCGGTTGTAATATGGGTAAAATGATTACAGGATTACCAAAGCATAATGTTGAATCAGGCACTTCAAATGTAATCTCAACCAAGATAACATTTCAAGATCAAATTATTGAGTTTACAGAAGTTGATTATGGAAATGTTGATGATGATGCAGATACAGATGATGGACTAAATATATTTCCTCCAGTTACAACTAGAGCACCAACACAAGAGGAACAAGATAGATCGGATGCATTAGATGTATCTCCAATAACAGAAGTAGCAGAAGATGTAACAGCAACTAATACATCCACTCCACCAATACTATGTGATGAAGTTGGCGATGTTGCTGATCCTGATTTTCAACTATCAGCTAATTATCAATTGAAAGAGTTATCAACAAAAGCTATTATCTCCCATGATTATGTAAGAGCACAACATAGTTTGAGTGTTGCTGATATTGTTTGTAATCTTCAAGCAGTAGCACAATTTGTACTTGAACCATTGGTAACAGCATATGGAAAAGAGAACTTTATTATAACATCAGGATTTAGATCTGGAAGTTCAATATCACAACACGAAAGAGGACAAGCTGTTGATATTCAATTTCCATTATATACAAATGAGCAAGTCTATGATGTTGCAAATATAATGAAAAATACATATGACTTTGATCAATTCATTTTGGAGTATGGAGGAAATAGACCCTGGATTCACTGCTCATTCAATCGAGCTGGTAATCGAACAAATATAGCATCTAATAAATTTGGAACTAGAATATCACCAGGTAATTATATCTGGAGATCAATTAAATATATGACTTAAGAGGTAATTAATTATGAGACTGCCATTTAAAGCAGCATTATTAAATATCAGACGTGGACCAGTAAAGTGGATTATTATTCATCATACAGCAGAATTATATGAAGCTCCTGAGACACGAATTGACAATGCTAAATTTCAATTACCCGGTATCACAAATGGTGTCTTAGAAAAATCAGCTCCAGATATAAATTACAACTATATTATTGAAAAAATCAAAGAAGATTATATTCCAATCGTGTGTCGTCCTGTTTCAAGTCTATGTGAATGGGACGACATATCTGATGCTATAAATAAACGAGCTGTTCATATTGCATTAATGGGCAGTTATGACTTCAAAGTTCCTGAGCGAAGACTATATGAAGTTCTCTCCTATCGCTTAATAAGTCCAATGATAAAAATTTATGGACTCTCTCCATCCCGCGTCAAGTTTCATAGAGACGTATCTAATAATAAACAATTATCTTGTCCTGGAGATTTCGCTGATCGAGGCAAATTAGAATCGACAATTAAACGTTTTATGATAACAAGATAATTCATTTTTAAAATCACCTCTATATATATTAATAACTAATAGAGTGAAACTTCCCTAAAGTAATGAGCGATAGAATAAATAATGATATCTTGACTGGATGTTATTTTAACTTCTGTCCCTCAAATTCACTCTGTCTTGTGCAGATCAAGTCCTGCTCGGAAAGGCCTCCGGGATCGGAAAGAGGACGTATATGGTGAAAGCAGTAGTTACTCATTTCTGTCTCCGCATAGGTGAGAGAACATCCTGCTTAATCGTCCCACTTGTTCTGCACATTTCTTAATGGAAGTAATTTAAGATAAAAGGAACAAATACATAATGAGGTATATTAATTTTTTTCTAAACTTTGAAAGGATATGAAAATGGAATTTAATTTAAAGGGTAAAAATATTCTTGTAGTTGGGGATATAATGTTAGATCATTATGTGATGGGCGAAGTTGAAAGAATAAGCGCAGAGGCGCCAGTTCCAATAGTTCATGTAGAAAAAGAATACTCAACTCTTGGAGGTTGTGGACACGTAGCATCTAGTATAAAAGAATTGGGTGCCAATGTTTTTTGTCTAGCTTCTATTGGTCATGATCAATATGGAAAACGAATAGTAGATTTATTGGATGAAATTCAAGCGTTTCCAATGTTAGTTATGGCATCAAAGAATACAATTGTTAAAGAAAGAGTTATTGCAAATCAAAGAAAAATACAAATGATTCGTATTGATAGAGAAACTATTCAACCAGTTGATTCTTCATTTCCTATTGGTTTTTTAAAAGAATATGATGAAATAACATACGATATTATTGTAGTTTCTGATTATGGAAAAGGAATGATTACAAAGGATCTTATGAATTTTCTACACAAATTAGAAATACGAATAATTGTAGATCCTAAACCAAAAAATTTTAAACTATATAGTGATGTTTTTATGATAACTCCCAATGAAAAAGAATGGGAAGAGATTATTAAAATAACACTTCCAAGATCTCCCAACTCAATGAATTATATATTATTAACAGAAGGAAAGAACGGAATGACATTGGTAGATAATCAAGATGAATCTAAAATTAAAATACATTCTGATCCAGTCGAAGTGTATAATGTTTCAGGTGCAGGAGATACAGTAGTTTCAATTATGGCAGTCTGTTTATCTATGGGATGGAATGTGATTGATTCTGCTCATATTGCTAATAAATGTGCTGCATATGTTGTTACTCAAGTTGGAACATCTATAGTTCCAAAAGATTTATTTTTTGAAATTGTTAAAAATTATAAAAAAGGAATAATTTAATACTATATATATTAATAATTGAATAGTGATATTTTAACTTTAATCTTGAAAGGAGGAATTTTTATTGCTTAACTTTGAGAAAGTAGCACCTAAACAATGGACATTATCATATGAAGATGAGATAATTCCATTAAAACTTGTAGCATCTACAGTGACAAACAAATATGAGATTGTCACAAATTTTATTTCAAGAGTTGATCAGTTTCATGGGGAAGAGTTTAGTAATTGGTTTATTACCTTGATAAAGGATTGTCAGGATGTTGACAAGAGAGCTGAAATATTTGTGAATAATATTCATAAGCTCAAAGTATATGTGGATGAATATATGGAATCAACCAATGTAGACTACACTAAATTTGTAGATCTAACAAAAGTAAAGAAAAACTCTATATTATTCAGTCCAGATGAGATTAAAAATATATTAAGATTATCTTGTTACTTAAAACTTTATTCTGTTATTTCAAATAATGAAGAGATGGCATTTGGCAAAACCCTCCATAAACAAATCTATAATAAACTTGCTGATAATGTTATCGAGACAGATATAGCATCAAAATTATTTGATGTTATAAAAACAAAAACATTTAGATATAATTTATCAGATAAGTATATGTGGGATTATATTAAGAAAATTCAATGTAAAGATATTGGTTCCCATATAATCGAGATCTTCAATTTCATAATGAATTATATTATGGTTTTATGTGAAGACGATAAAAATCCAATTACTTATTTTGTTGGAGTAATAGATCAAAGTGTAAAATGGATTCTTCGATCTGTCTATAAAGGAACTATTGTTTATGATGATAGTATATCAACTGAAGATATCCATGGTATCAATATAAATAACTTATTAACTTATTCTTTCAACGATACTCTTGGTAGAATAAAGGCAATAGCATATGAAAAAATACATAATCAGTTAGAAAAATCTTCTTCCCTTACAATGGATGAGGAGGTATCAGACAAGGATTTAGTTGATTTTAATAATCGTATTGAACAAATTGAATATATTTCTCCTCTTTGTACATCAATGGTGTTTCCTTTATTATCAAGGATGACTAATATTTCATACGTTCATTTTAAAACTATTTCACCAGATCATGCAAGCATCTTATCATATTACTTACATAGTCTTTTACAAAAAGCATTTAAAGGAGAATATAGAAATGTATTTCTATTATTACAATATTATCCTTTAAGTCAACCCTCAATTAATACCACGTATAAGATAAAATCAATTCATGAATATATTAATGTTCAAGATTCTGTTCAAAACTTCTTTGGTTTTAATACCAAAATATTACCCCATAAAATTCTTTGTCATTTTATTGGCAGAGTATCTAGAATAAATTTTTGTCATATTCTTACAGGACAGAAATTGTCTGGTATCCCTCTTAGTAAAGTTGAATCAGATATGATTAAGTTTTATACTAATCTATTTTCTGGTCAACTAGATGGAAGGATACAACAATTGGTCCGTTTGATGAATCAAGACCTTTAAATTAAAAAATAAATTTATTCATTTAAATATTATAGATAAATACAAGGAGTCATTATGACTACCACACAATTACTTAAAAAGTCATCGAGAGTGGGGAATTTTTAAATCCCCACTCCAACTTTTTTTTCATCAGTTTTTTAGAACAAATGACAAATAAGGTGATATCCGATTATCTGGAGGAAATAAAATGTCAACAAAAACAATTCAAGAACGATTTCAAACATTAAATGAATTAATAAGAACAGTAGCAACAAATCTCGAACCACATGATACAATCAAAGCTCTTCAACAAAAACAATTGAGAGATAGATTAAGAGGAAAATATCCAAAGTGTTTTCTTTCTATTAAAGCAATGGGTGGACAAGATCCGGATTTTTTTCCAGTCTGTAATACAGCAGGAATGATAGATGTTAGAGCAATAGAGATATCTCTAAAAGCAGTTTCAAGATTGATGAACGATACCAGTGGAGCATATGATACTAATGATCTATCCATGATGTTAGCAAAACTTCAAAGGATGAAAGATGTCTATTCTAAGACTATTCCAAAACCACCCAATCAAGCAGGAAGAAAAGCAGTAGTCACCAGAATGATGAATAATGTTAAAGATCATTTAAAAGTAACTAGGACTGACTAATGAAAATAAAATTTCTTGATGTTGATAGATTTGTGAGAGGATTAGATCCTGTTACAACTGCTGAATTTAGAACTAGATCTGGAGAGTTTCATCCAGATGGTTTATTTAGTGAAAAAATATTTGGTGTTGAAAATTCTAGGGATCGAACCCAGACCTACTCATATATAAATCTTAGTACTACAGTTATACATCCTGCTGCATTTATTATCTTTAAAAGAATTGATAAAAAACTAATTAATTTTTTTTCAACTGAAAAACTTTTTACAATTCAAGATAATGGATTATATTTTGAAACTGAAAAAGGGGTAACAGGAATCAAGGAATTTATTAAAGCATTTCCAAAGTTAGAATTTAAAGCTGGAACACCTGCAAGAGAAGGATTAATTGAAGTTTTGAAAGAGAATTATAAGAATGGTACATTATTCATTGATAAAATTCCGGTTATACCTCCTGAACTTAGACCAGCATATATGGATGAAAAGGGTCAATGGATTATTGATGAGCTCAATCCCGTTTATATTGGTCTTTTAAGAAGAGCAACTCAAATAAAAGGTATTGGTAAATCAGGTGCATTGTTTGATCTGTTAAATTATAACTTACAATTAGCTGTTAATTCACATGATAAATATATTCGAACAAAGATCTCTAAAAAACATGGACTCATTAGAGATAAAATGATGGGAAAAAGAGTTGATTTTTCAGCAAGAGCTGTTATTATTCCTGGACCAAAACTAAAAATTAATGATGTGGGATTACCTTTAAGAATAGGAATTCTTTTATTTCAACCTTTTATTATACACCATATGCTTTATTCTCAAAGATATCCAAGATATGCTGAATTAGAAAGTGAAATTAAAAATTATACTGATTCTGAATTATCAGTCGATACAATAAAAAGAGTAATGAAAGGAATCAAGGATGATGATAAAATTCCTGTGTCCTTATATGAGCTATTTTTTGAAGTATGTGAAATCGTGATGAAAGATAGGGTTGTTATATTAAAACGCGACCCTGCACTACATGACGGTTCATATAGAGCATTTAACCCTATATTAACAAGAGGTAGTGAAATAGAATTATCAACAATGCAAGTTGCTTCTTTTAATGCAGATTTTGATGGAGATCAAATGGCAGTTTATCATCCTCTTTCAGATCAAGCTCAACAAGAAGCTAAAGAAAAAATGATGAGAGGAGTTGGAAGTAAAAGTTCAAATTCTATTATGTATGAGATTTCAAAAGAAATGAGTTTGGGTATTTACTTAATGACCAAAGCAACTAAATTAAAAAGTTCTCCAATAGCAGTAACAATGGATGATTTGAAAAAAGCAAATAATCCATACATCCCTGTTAGATTTAGAGGTCATAATACAACAATGGGAAGAGCTATTTTAAATTCTTCATTTCCTTCTGACTTTAAATGGATTGATGGACAAGTTACAAAAAGTGATGTTAATAAATTAATTCCTGAAGTTATTGATAAATATGGGGATGAAGCTTCAGCTAATATTTTTACAAGTGTTAAGGATGCAGCATTTAAATTTGCAACGATTGGAGCATCTTCATTAACTTTAGATATATTAGATATACCTGATAATATATTAAGATTGAAAGAAAAACTTGTAGGGTCATCTCCAGAAGAAGCTGATAAATTATTGAAAGAGATGGAAGTATTATTAAAGAAACATTTAAAAGATACTGGTCTATACGATTTGATTGAATCTGGTTCTGCAAAAGGTTGGAGTCAACCAATGCAGATTCTTGTTGCTAAAGGTATTATTGCTGATACAAGTGGTAAATTGCTCGAACCTATTAAAGGATCATTTTCAGAAGGGTTAACAAATATAGAATATTTTAATGCAGCAGGTGGTGCTAGAAAAGGAATGGCAGATCGAGCTTTGAATACTGCTACAACTGGATATTTTACAAGACAACTTGTCTATGTATTATCTCCAGTAGAAGCACATCCTACACTAAAAGATTGTAAAACAAAACGAACTATTCAAATAAGATTAAATAATGATCTTATTAAAAGGATGTCAGGTCGATATATTATTAAAAGTGGTAAAATAGTTTTATTTAAAAAATCAGATTATAAACCAGGGGATGTTGTTAACTTAAGAACATCTATTTATTGTGAGTCTTATAAATTATGTCATACCTGTTATGGGGATTTATTGAAACGTCATAAATCTCCTTATGTTGGAGTTCTAGCAGGAGCATCAATTGGAGAACGTGGAACTCAATTAATTATGAGAACATTTCATACTGGTGGTGCTGCTAGTATAGTTATTCGTGATGTTTTAGCAGATATTATTGATAATGATCCAATGATTGAAGTAGGTAAAACAAAGTTAGGCGAATATTTACAACAGGAAGATGATAAATTAATAGCTAAAAAAGAATGTAATATAAAAATTGATCTGTCAACATATGAAGTAGAAAAATCTTATTTAATTGAAGAAGATAATGTTTGGTTTAATCACCTTGTTTCGCAAGTAGAATTTAATGATATAATTTTTAATATGGCACTTGATTATCCAGTTCATTTATTAAAACAGAATTTTAAAAAGGTAGGAAAAGAATCACTAATATTTAAGTATTCAATTGGAGATACGATATTAGAAATTCCTTTACAAACAACAGAGATTAAAGAGCAGGTGAATTATGTTAATAGATTAATTGGAGGTCGAGTAGTTTATAAGGATCCTTCTCATTTGTTAACAAAAGTTATGAAAGTGTATGGCGGAAGTATATCTGATTTAGACTTATGCTATTTTGAAGTCCTATGTTCACAAGTTTTAAGAGATAGAAAGAATCAAGTATTACCTGCAAGACTTGGAAAGACTTGGGATCCTGTAATGATGAACATTAAAAGCACAGTTTTTAGTACAAGTTTTATTCAGAGTTTAGCATTTGAAAACATCAATAAAGCTATTGAAACTGGATTGATTTCTAAACAAGATGTGCCTGCAACAATATTAGAGAAATTAGTGACAGGAGAGGATTTAAGGAAATAACAGTCTGTGGAAGTATTTGGAGATAAACTCATATGATTAAATTTCAATCTTTAGTTCAATATTCAAGAGTAGTTGATGGAGTTCGTTTCTTTTCAGATAAGGATAGACCGTTCGTATTATTTTATTTCTCCGAGAATTCAACTCTATATGAAGATTATCCTAAAATGAATTTAAGAAGAATAGATGCAAGATATATAGTTGTTCCAATAACCCAGATACCTGTCTCTAGATTAACGGGCGATCAAAGAAAAGTTTATAAATCTTTTGGTTTACTTCCATTTCAATCAAATCAAGTATATCCCTTAAATGCAAATATTATATTCGATACCAGTAAATATGTTTCCTTGATAGATAAGATGTATAAACCAACAACATATAGACAAAGAGCAGGTTTTCTTCTAAATAATTTTCTTTATAAATCATTTAATTCGTTTCCTGATAACTATGAAAAAGTTCTAATTTATACTGTTGATGTTAATAAACCAATCAATTCGTTTATAAATCGAAAGATTTTTCCTATATTAAGAACTATGAAAGGAGATGAAATTTCATTTGATCATATGCTTATGGCATTGATTGGAGAGTCGTCAACTAGATATAGACTATTAGTTAAAGACAGAAACTATAAATTTGCAAGAGTTTCTCAATATATAAGAAAAGTTAAAATGATTAGTTCAGATGATGAGAAAGAACAAGAAGTTAAAACAGCAACGAACTCATTTGATGAGAAAGATTCTAAAGTTAAAACAGCAATTCAAAACTATTTAAATAAAAATGCTAAAGATCTTGAGAAAGTTTCTAATAATGAACTTGATAAAACAGAAAGAGATAGATTAACAATAGCTTCTATCTTATATAAATTAACAGGAGATTTTCAAAAGTCTCAAAGACTTGCAAAAGCTATTCCTAAAAAAAGTATTAAAACTGCAACTGAAAAGATAAGTCGTTTATATAAAGATGACTTATTAACAGGTGAAAAAGCTGTTAGTCTTAGTGAATCATATATTGTTCAGGGAATAAATGTTTCCAGGGTAGTTCAAAATAAAACACCAGAGCATATATTTGACAAAAGAAGAATTGACTTTCAAACAAATTTAAAAAAGGATATGTCAAATGCTTTTAAAGTTTTAGAAAAAGGAAACGTTCCTATTAAATTTAATTCATTTAAAATTACTCATAAAAAAGGAAGAGCTGGAGAACTTAAAAAATCAGATGTTTCAATTATAACTGTAAGTATAACAGATGCAGCAGGAAAGAATCAAACATTTGAGTTTGAAATTCCACAGATTGATCCTGACTCTGGAACATTTAGAGTTAATGGTCAGCGCAAATGTTTAATTAATCAAATAGTGTTGACTCCAATAAGTTTTCCTAAACCTTATGATTCCAAATTTGAGAGTTCATATGCAAGATTCCATATCTATAGTAAGAAGACAAAGAGATTGTCGTATCTAGAAGCATACATGGGTTCCTTCCGCCTACCCTTGATGATACTGTTATCATATTGTTTTGGATTTGAAAAAACAGTTAAAAAATTAGGATTACAATATGAAATTGTAAAAGATAAACCTAATAAGGATGTAGTCTTTACAGAAGTTCCTTCTTCATATATGGTATTTAAAAATTTAGATACTGATTTAAAAAAGGAAATGGTAACATCATTCACGCACGCTAAAATTAATCAATACAACATTAAAAAAGATTTTTTATCAAAAGATTATTTTGTAGAGTTGATTATACAAATGACTGGACGTGTCGATTCAACATATCTGATAAATAATAATATTGATTATATCGTTGATCCAGTTGCAAAACAAATTTTAGTTAATCAATTATTACCATATAAATTAGAAGATATTATGCATTATATGGCAACTAAATCTGTTGATGGTTATGTTCAAGAAAGAAATGATATTAAATATCAAAGAATTAGAAATTCAGAAATTTTAGTTCATTTAGCACAAAAACAATTTCTTAGTTCTTATACTGAATATAAAGAACAGTTTTTATCAGGAAATAAAGATGCTAAATTTAATTTTCCTCCAGGAGTTATATTAAGTCAATTTACTAACTTAGAGATAGTTCAAAATATGGAGTATGCAAATCCAGTTGAAGAGATGGCAACAATTACAAAGATTTCTCCAGTTGGAAAAACAGTTGGAGGTATTCCAGATAAGGAAGGATTAAATCTTCAAGCTCGAAATGTTCATAGATCATATTTTGGAAATATTGATCCGGTGGATACAGCAGAAGGTGGTAACATTGGGGTAACCCAACAGTTGACAGTGGACGCATATTTAACATCCTCCCGTGGATTGTTTGGAATTAAAGATTTAAAAAATGATGAAGGAGCTGGAATATTATCTACAACACTTTCAATGGTTCCATTTATTGAAAACAATGAAGGTGCAAGAATGATAATGGCAGGTAATCAAGGAAAACAAATGTTACCTTTAAAAAATCCAGAACCTCCTATAGTTCAAACAGGATATGAGTCATTACTTTCAAATGTTTTGTCTAATAATTTTATCAAGAGATCACCTTGTGCTGGAAAAGTGACAAAAATTACTGGAGATTTTATTGAAATAGCTTGTAATAAAGGTTCTAAAAAGAAAGTTGTTATCACACCAGTTCAATTAAAATCAGGAGCTGGAAAAAATACATTGAGCACATTTAAACCATCTGTTGAGGTTGGACAATCAGTTAAAAATAAGCAAGTAATTGCAGAGGGAAGTTGTATTTCTGGCGGAACTATTTCATTAGGAAGAAATCTTGCTACTTGTTATATGCCTTATCAAGGATATAATTTTGAAGATGGTCTTGTAATAAATGAACGATTAGTATCTGATGATAAATTAACTTCTTTACATGGAATTGATGTTGAGGCAACAGTTGATCGTAAAGATAGAATTTTACATATTATTGATATTGGAGCTAAAACTAAAAAGGGTGACCCTCTAATAAGAAAGACAGCAGGTGAAATTGAAGAACTATTAGGATTTCAAGAAGAAGAGGAAGAAGGAGTTGATGTATATGAGGGTCAAATAATTACAAAAAGTCCAGGTGGTCATGTTGTTGATATTGACGTATTTTCTAATATTGATATAGATTCTTTTCCTTCCATTAAAAAGTTAGTTGAAAGAACTAATAAAAAATATAAAAAACCTACTAAAGAAAAATTTACAACTAGAGGGGTTTCAATTAAAGGGATATTAATTATATTTAGAATTGAACAAGAGTTAAAAATTGGAGTGGGAGATAAACTCTGTAACCGATATGGAAATAAAGGTATTATATCTTTAGTTCAAAAAGATGAATTAATGCCAAGAACACCTTGGGGTGAAACAGTTGATATTATTATGAATCCTCTTGGAGTTACTGGTCGAATGAATATAGGTCAAATATATGAATTGTATTGTGGTCTTATCTCTAAAGAAGTAGCAAATAGAATGGTTAAATTGAGCAAAGCTCAAGGCATTGCATTGATGAAAGCTGTAATAACAAGACTTGATAATACAAAAAATAAAAAAATTAGTACATCATTGATTGCTACAATGACTGCAATGAGCGATGTAAAATATAAAAAGATGTTAGAGCAAATTCAAAAAGATAAGTTTATACCAATAGTTATTCCTCCATTTCAATCTCCTAAACATAAAAGTATTTTAGAAGTATTAAAATTATTAAAATTAAAAACAGGATATAAATTAAAACTTCCAGAGTATAATACAAAAACTCAAAATGCGGTTCCATTTGGATATGAATATGTTTCTAAATTAGAACATATTTCAGATGCTAAATTACATGCTAGATCAACTGGTCCAACAACTGGAAAAGTTGGTCAACCAACTGCTGGTAAAAGAAAAGAGGGTGGGCAAAGAATAGGAGAAGGAGATACATGGGCATTAACAAGTTATAATTGTCCTACAATATTATCTGAACTCTTTGGACCTATGTCTGATGACTTTGTATCTAAAAATGAAATGATGTCAGAAATTATACAAAATGGAAGAACAGATTTTAAAGAAACAAAAATGTCTCCAACTAGAGATTTATTAAAAGCATATTTTATTTCTTTAATGCTAGGAGGTCAATAATGAGTGGGTTAGAAGCTTTATGCGGTGATTTAATCATTCCACCTGAAATGGATAACTATGAAGAAGATGTTGATAAATATCATGATCTCGCCAGTTTCAGGTATGCTGCTCTTGATATAATAAATGTAGTTGGAAAAATTGACTTTAAAGAACTATATATTGTTCAAATGGATACTATTAAAAAACAAACAATGTATGTACAGAGAGTATTTCTTATTGAAATGCTACAAAAGATAAGTGAAATTTATGATTGGGAATTTCCTGATGAATGGAGTTTAGTTGATACTTCATATCAACAAGAACAATTATATAAGTTTATAGAATTTATTGAATTTGATAATTATAGATTTTTATCCTACGTTTGGAGATTTTTATTAGATGATACTACTAAACTTATAAGATTCGATATTGATAATTTTTGTAAAAAAAATGTTATGAAGATAATTAAAGAGACAGAAGAACAGTTAGAAACTCATTTTCAAAGCAAGATGATTACTATTTTTCTTAGAACATATTACAAAGAGAAGTTCATTGAATGGTTTAGTTTAATGAGTAGGAGATATAAAGTAGAAATAATTTCTGAACTTTATGAATAAAAGGAGAAAAGAATGGGAGAAGCAACAATTACAATTAAAAAGGGAGTGGTTGTCTTAAAAGCTCCAAAATCTGAATTAATCGAAGTATCTGAAACTCATGACGGTATAGCTTTTAACTTCAAACGTGGACTACAATTGTATCAAGTTGAACAATATATGCCATCACATATTAAACAACTTATTAAGAATACAACTGATTCATTTGAAGGAAATAATATCATTATAGATTTAGATGATGCAAAGAAACCAATTATGGTTGACGCTACTTAATTCATTTTAAAAAATACATCTATATATATTAATAACTGATAAAGAGAAAATTGTTTAGTTTTTAAGTTCTAAGAAGACTTTATGTGATTCCAGAGCTGTGTTGGTACAGCATCATACTATAAATGTGAAGTCAGGGTTCGAGTCCCTCATATTACATTTCTTACTTCTTAGAATTTTTATTTTTTATCTGGAAAGACTTTATGTGATTTCCGAGCTGTGTTGGTACAGCATCTTACTATTAATAAGAAGCAAGGGTTCAACTCCCTGTAACTTACATCTGCTACTTTCCAGACCTATCAAAATTTTCTAAGAAGACTTTGTGTAATTCCAGATCGATGCATCCAAATTACACCTATTACTTCTTAGAAACACAACTTTCAGATGAGAAGACTATATGTGGTTTCAGAATACAGAAGCAAGTGTTTAATACACACTTAGTCCTTGTAATACCTTTGTCCTACATAAACTACTTCTCATCTCATTTTTCCTGAAAGACTTTTTGTAATTTCAGATTTATTGGAAAATCATCAATTACAATTACTACTTTCAGGTTTTACTTTGTGGGGTCACTCAGTATAGAAAAAAACCTATTCGGGGTTCTAAACCTATACTAATAGTACCCCACATCTTTTCTAAATGGACTTAATGTGATTTCAGACCTGCATAGTGTTAAGATTACATTTACTTCCATTTTTTTGAAAGGAAATTGATGAAAGATTCTTTTATTCTAAAACATTGGTTATAATTGCTTTACGTCGTCAGAAACATTTAAAGGGAAAGGAGATCTAAAGTGCCAGGAGAGTTAGGATTAATTGATTCAGGTATATTGCAGTTTGCTCCAAAGGGAGCTTATTATGAAGGAAAAGATGAGCAATATAATGCCATCAATAGCATGTGGGAAAGTCTATTTAAATATGATAGAACTTTATTTTCTTTGCTAATGTTGTTAAATGGAACAGGTTTTGCAAAGGGATCAATGTCTCACATCTTATTATCGAATCCATTAGAGGAATCCAAACTTCCAGTATTAGATAACCTACCTTCCCATTTTGAGAAGGATATTATAAACTATGCTCTTTATAAGGAGAGAACTCCAAGAGCATTGAAAAATTTATTAATGTTAACAGGAGCAGAAGGGCACAGTAAAGTTAATAATTCTAGAACAAGAAAAATGATTTTAGAATTTATATTCAATCGAGATAATAATAATCTTGATAATCTTGCTGTGAATTATAAAGGCAAACTTCAAACGCTGATTACACATGCTCTTGGAAAACAAGATCTAGCAAAAATTCTTGGTGGTGACAAAAAATCATTTGAAAAATTCATTGGAAAATATAATAGACATTCTTTTCCTGTAGTTCTTCATATATTCAATATGGATATTCCAACTGTGGGAGCTTACTTTCCAATGATTGAAAAATATTATAAACTTCGAAACGCAGCACAAGAGAAAAATATTACAGAATTTAAAAAATTAATGAAGGGCATGCCAGAAAGAACAGTCATGGGTATGAGGAATTTATATAAAGTTAACATTCCTATATCTGAATTAAAAGATGAAACTACCAAATCACAAAAGGATAGAATTCAAGGACAGGCAGCAGCTAAAAGAGCTGGAACAAAGATAGATATTGATTATAAAAAACAAGATATCTATGACTTATTTAAATTTCTATATTTTAAAATCAAAAACAATGATGGTGAGGATTTTAATAAAATATTATATGCCATTGATCACGTTGCAGGCAAACTTCCTAAAATAGATATTGGAGAATGTGTAGTAGTTATGGATGCTTCACATTCAATGATGGGAAGTGATGAAAGACCAATGCATCCATTTCTAACTGGACTATCTATTACTGCAACTCTCAAAAATATAAGAGAGTATATATATGTTGGAGGAGAAACAGCTAAAATGGAAGGTAATGATTTTCCAGAAATTGTAGTTCCTTGCAATAGTACAGATTTATGGAGAGGATTGATCAAAGCTGTTAAAACAGGTGTTGAAAATATAGTTATCATTTCAGATGGTTATGAAAACACCATCAAAGGAATGTTCAAACACGTATATGATCACTTAAAAAAGAATGGATATAAGTTCAAAGTAACTCATATCAATCCTGTATTTTCAGCTTCATCTGTTAATGGTTCAACAAGAAAATTAGCAGATGATATTAAATCTATGCCAGTAGGAAACTATAAGTATTTAGAAACAGAAGTTATTTTTTCTAGACTTGTAGAGGATAAGGAAATGGTTAAAAAAATATTAATCTCAAAATATAGAAATTTACTTCAATAAAGGGAGGATCCAAAAATATGTCAATATTGAAAACATTAGGATTTACAAATCTTAATGCTGGAACCGTTCAAGTTGTGGATGAAATGACAGTAGTGCCCTTAATTAGTGAAGATTTAGGACAAGTTGCTGAACCATTTTCATTGAAATTCAGACGAACAAACACTTATGGTTCCATGATTTATGAGAATTTAGATAAGGAATCTCCTGCGATCATTCCCAATAATATTATGGTGAGAGGATTGAGTGCACAGGATCACGCAATGGCAGGATCAGGAGTGGTTAAAGCTGAAAAATCAAAAACATTCAATAATGCTTGCTGTATTGAATCAAGTCAAGGTGGATATCTAGGTGAAGAAAATAATGAATATGATATCTTGCCTGTTCAGCTTCGTAAGAAACTTATTCCATTAGATATAAGAAATAAAAAAAGTTATGATAAATTATGGCCAGAAATTACAGCATGGTTGAAAGGTACTATTGATGTATCTCCTCGTTTCTCAAGTGCCCATCTAAGATATTTCTATGATGATCCTGAAATAAAGAAATCTCTTGAAACATTCTCCGCTGAATTTGAACCTGTATTAAATCAAATCGGTGCTATTATATTATTTACAGATAACATTGTTGGTATAGAAGTTATGCCAACTCTTTCACATTGGTATTATTACTGGAAATTATTAATTCGTGGATGTTATGGAGCTGAATTATTAAGACGTAAAAAATTAAATATAATTAAACCAGCTAAATTGAAACTTCCAAAACTTCCAAAAGATATTGATCAGATATCTTTAGTTGGCGATACTTATACAGATGGTATTCGTCAAAACATTATTAAAAAATTAGACACTATTAATTTGAAAACAACTTCAACTATTATAGAAAAAGTTGAAGATATTAATATTATATTATTAAACAGTGAATCAGGTGGTAGCGGTGGAGATTTGATTACTCAAAAAGATAAACCAATATATCTTTCTATAGTGATGTAATGGATAATCAAGAACTTGAGAGACTAATCAAAAAAATAAGGAGAAGATTAGTGGCATTTATACAAAGTCCATCTACTGCTCCTAAAATCATCGTCGCTATCGCTCAAGCGTGTGGAATAAAAATCCCACTCGAAGTTGAGAAGAAATACGATTCTAAAGAATCCTAAAAGAACCACCCTGATTGTTTCGATGATCTGTGGTATTCGCTTTTAGTCTTTATGGTTCATATGAACCCTAAAAGACGCACCCCTGTCATTTCGGTGACCTGTGGTATTTGCTTTTAGTTATTAATTTTAGTTATTAATTTAACTATTATTAAGACTATTAGCAAATACCACAGGTCATTGGAATGGCAGGGGTGCTATTTAATCTTCTGTTTTGTTGTTCTAAATTTTTTTACATTGGGAGCTAATTAATGAGTTTATTAAATGATAGATACATGCGAAGAGTTTCAACTGAAAGATATATTGAACAATTAGGAGCAGAGGTTTATCCTGTTGCACTTATTAAATTTTTATTAAATAAAAGAAGAATTATGAGTTATTTTTTGGAAGCAATAGATCAAAATTTCAATCCAAAGTTTAAATTCGATTTAGATACCGAGAATTGCGAAGGATGTAAAATGAGAAAAGATGAAGGACTACTTTGTCGCCAACATACATCAATTCGTAGAGTGTTGAATGCTAATTCAGTTGCATTTGATTTGGATACATATACTTATCTTTATCAAAATGAAATCTATCGAATGATTGAAAATAAATTAGTAATTATTTACTGTCCACATCCTAAATTAATATCAGGAGACATAACAGATTCAAAAGTAAGAAGGATAAATCCTATAACAGTTGAGGATCCAAAATTACAAAATCTTCCAATATATAATAAAGTTTGTAATTTTATATCATCAGAATTATTAGATGTACATATGAGTTGTTGGTTTAATAATGAATTTACAATAGTGACAATACCCGCAGATAGACATGGGCAAAACTGGTGCCTGTTTCCAAACAGGTAAAACTTAATAGGAGGAAAGAGAACTATGACTGGATTTGAAGAGTATGGAGAATTACAAGGAGTTGGATTTCAAGGACAAACAGAATCAATACCACCAGAAGAAGAATTTTTCAAGAGTATTTACATTGCTGGTATTACAAGAAAGAATCATATTAATATAGAAGAAATAGCAGGTAAAATACAAATTAGAGGATTGGAATATAATCTAACTGAAGTTAATATGATTATTACTCATACAAAACCAATACTTGTTAGAGAACCAGAGAAAGGAACTAGAGATATGTTCTCTTGCTTCTCATATAAGAATGGTCCTGCACCATGGTTTGGAACAACTCAACTTGAAGATGGAAGACCAAGACCTTGTCCTGCAACAGCTTCCGAAAGAGCTCTCGTTGATTTCTGTGCTCCTTGTAGAGGACAAATTCTTGTTGCAGGAGTTTATTGTAATCCTGATGGAACACCAGCTACAGATTCAGAAGGAAAACCCACATTTATATTTCTAAGGGGTAAAGGGGTAAAGTATGGAAATATATCAGGTTATCTTGATGAAATGTATAAATTAGAATTATCTCCTATTTTTGAACCTGTTACAGATCAGAGTCAAGAATTTGAAAGAGTAGTTGTGAATAATAAACGTCACGTCACTCGAATTACAATGGGACAAACCACTACAAGATATGGTGATAAAAATGTTTTTGTATTAGAAAAAGGTCCTAAATTAGATAATCAATCTGTAATGAATGTATTAGACGTTACTAAAAAGACTATGGAAAAGTTTAATGAAAAATTTGACTGGAGTAAAAAACGAAAACCAGCAAGACCTGATGGTGTTCTAGCAATGGATGCTCCAGAAACGGATCATACAGCTCCTGATGAATCAAATACTGCTGATCCAAAATCTACAGAACAACCTGCTGAAACATCTGCTGAAACACCTCCACCTTCAGAAAAAACATTTAGCTTTGATAAAATTGAGTTTTAAAATAGAGAGGAATCATTCTAATGAAAACGTTTGAATTAAAATGTGAATGTGGAATGATAATAAAAGAATTAAGTGTTTCAATTATAAAAAAATATAGATCAGATTTTATTATACAAGATGGAATTGGTGATAGAAATGCAGATCGTCTTGTCTCTTTATTTGGAAAAAATTCTTTTTTAGATACTTTCCTCTATGAAGAAGGTAGAGAATATTTTAGTGGAGGAGTAAATAAAATAATGTATAACTGTAAGATCTGTGGCGAAGTTACAATAAATGAACATGATACTCCAAACATAAATGATTTTATTAGAGATTCTGAATTTATATTTTTTGGGGATGATATTAAAGAATTTTCATATGGAAAATTAAAAATAAATAAACTTTAATTAAACTTTGTATCAAGGAGAGTTTGAATGCCAAGTCAAAATACCCCAGTACAAGAACAAAAATATTATGAAAAACTAAATATTTCGGTCCTCTCTATTAGTCGAATTAAAGAATTACTTAAAGATGATATTAAATCAACTCTGATTTGTTGGCAACAAGGAAGAGATGTTGATAGACAATGCTATCGAATTATTGGACCAGCAGGTGTTGGAAAGACTCAAATATGCTATCAAATAGTTGAAGAACTATCAGAAGAAGTGGGTATTCCATTTCAACTTATTATGATAAAAGCTCCCGTTCTATCAAGGGATGATTTTATAATTCCATTTCCTGTTATTAATAATGGAAATGAAAAATTCAAAATGTTGTATTCAGACTTCGTTCCAGAAGGTGATGATACATATGGTTTGTTTGTCATAGATGAGTGTGGTCGTGGCGATCATGCATTACAACAATTATTATGGCAAGTTCAAAATGAATATTCAATTCATAGATATGACTTTCCAAAACATTGGTTTGTTATATCAATTGATAATCCAGATGACTCTGAATATTCAATGGATATTATTGAGGATGCTGCAGGTCTTCGTCGAAATCTTCACGTTTATACAGAAGTAAGTGCTAAAGATTTTCTTGACTATGCTATTAAAAAAGATTTTCATCCATTTGTCATTGAGTATATTCAGACACATCCAGAAAGAGTTTATGATTGGCAATCCCAAAAGGTTGGTGCAGTTTATGCTAATCCTGCAAGTTGGGAAAAGATTTCAGATCATCTCTGGAAAATGGAAATAGCACATGGAAAAATAGATTTTGATAAGTTTGAACCTAAAGCTTCTGGTTTAATTAACACTAATCAAACTCGATTATTTTTAGAATTTGCAAGAGATAAACGAGATATTAATCCAAAAGATATTTTCTATAATTTTAATAAAGTAGAAAAACAGATAAAGAATCTTATTAAAAATAACGATAATTCTAAACTTGGTGAACTAATGACAAGTTTTGGAACCTTTATGGTTACCACAATGCCTTCCTATCAAAGTGATAATCTAAAAAATGTTATTGAATTTCTATTATTAATGCCTGTTGATACAGCAGCATTGTTTATGTCTCAAATAGATCAATATGAAAGATCATCAAAATCATTTCAATACATGACAAAACTCCACGTAATATTGACTCAAAAATCACATAAATACAAAAGAGAATTCTATGATCCACTGGTTGGACTTGGACTAGAATAAAACTAATATAAAGGAGTCAGTATGCCAGGTGAACAAACACACCAACGATTTAAAGAGTTATTTGCAAAATTTGTTCTCAAGTATAATTACTGGGGGTATTTGTTTTCCAGAATAAGAAGAAAACCATCTGAAAATATTCCATCCATTATGGGAGTAGCTCCTGAAATGGATGGAACTATAACTTTATGGTATCATCCTAAGTTAGTTGATGGAACAGATGAAAAGAATCTCACAAAAATTCTTGAGCACGAAGGTATGCATTTATTAAATAAACATATAGCAAGATTAATAAGAATTATTGCAGATGAAACAGATATAACTAAATTACATATTAAAATAGATTTATGGAATCTAGCAGCTGATGCTGCCTCTAATCACCAAGCACAATTTGAAGATGATCTTATTGTAGATGGAGAACCTTGGCCACTTATATTTCCAGCAAGTATAGGACTTCCAGAAAATAAAACTGCTGAATTTTACTATTATGAGTTATTAAAAAAGAATAAAGACGACATGGAAAAATTTGCAAAGGAAATGAAAAAGATATTTAAAATATTAGATAGTCATTCAGAATGGTCAAAAGGTTTATCAAAAGCTGGTGATCCAAGCACTTTATCAAGAAAGATAGATAGTTTTATTACAGATATTATAAGAGAATCTGTTAAAAGTTTTTCAAGAGATAAAGGAAATTTGCCAGCACATATACGTGAGTTAGTTGAGCAAGCATTAGGACCTCCAAAGGTTCCATATTATGCTCTTATTAAAAAACTTATTAAAGGAAGCAGATTATCTAAATTCAAAAGGTCACATACAAAAGTTAATCGAAAGAGAGGTTATGTATTTGTAATTGGAACAAAGGATGGTATACCAGAAATCTCACCTTTTCCAGGAAGAACTAGAGACTTTACATTCAAAATAGGTATCGTGATTGATACATCAGGAAGTATGACAATAGAATGGATTGCAGAAGGTCTCTCTGGAGTCAAAAATATATTAGAAAAAGATAGACACTGTCATGTTACAGTGATGCAAGTTGATACAGTAGTTGAAAGTGAGTATCAACCCAAGAAAATTAGAGATATTAGATTTGAAGCAAAAGGAAGAGGTGGAACAGAATTATATCCTGGTTTGAAAAGATGTAGAGAATTAGAAGTTGATGTCTGCCTAGTATTTACAGATGGACATTGTGAAAATATAAATACAATACCTCGAAAGTTATTACCAAAAAAAATCATTTGGGTTATAACTCCAAGTGGAAGTCCAGATAAAATTAATAAAACTGGATATGTAATAAGAATTTAATAATTATTTAACGGGAGGATTTGGATAGAATGTCAAAATCTTACGATTCTAAAGACATTAGAGTTTTAGAAGAGCTTGAGCATATTAGGTTGAATCCAAGTATGTATATTGGGTCAACCACGGATCCAACTCACCTCGTTGAAGAAGCAATTGACAATGCTCTCGACGAAGCATTGGCAGGTTATGCAACAATTATAGCTGTAAATATTAATACTAAAAAACATATTTGCAGTATATTAGATAATGGAAGGGGCATCCCAATAACAGAGGATGTCCCTATTATTATTTCATCTAAACTATTCTCGGGAGCGAAGTTTCAAGATAAGAAAACTGCATATGAAATAAGTTCAGGTCTTCATGGTGTTGGTTTAGTAGCTGTTAATGCTTTGAGCAGTCAGTATAAAATTGAAATATATAGAGATGGTAAGCATGCTATATTCAATTTTAAAAAAGCAAAGTTAAAAAGTAAAGTAATTGAACCAAATGGAGACTCACCATTTTCAACAAAAATTGAATTTATGCCAGATAAAAAATTCTTTGAAACTTTAATTCCGAATATAGATAGAATAAGAAAAAGATTAATCACAGCATCTGCTGAATTGGATAAAAAGATAACATTCATACTACAAGTAGATGATGAGAAAGAAATTATTAAATTAAGTTTAGAACAGCATTTCCTGGAAAATTGTTTATCAACAGGTGTGGCGCAAACAATATTACTTTTAAATTCTGAACACAAACCAGAAAGATTCAGAATAATGATGGCATATGAAAATGGAGGTTCAATATCTCCCAAAGTATTATCATCAGTTAACTTGTTACCAGTAGAAGGAGGAGGGAGTCATGTAAATTGTTTCTATGATTTACTTAGAGATTTCTTTACAGCTAAAGCAAAAAAGCTAGATTATAAATTTCAACCCAACGATGTATTATATGGATTGAGAGCATATCTAATGTTGAGTTTAGTTGAACCAAAATTCTCTGGACAAACAAAAGATAAATTAACAAATAGAAGAGTTTATTTTGATAGGTTTATGAGAGATTGTAAATATCAATTAGAAGTATTTGCAAATAATAACTCATCAAAGATTAATGAATTTTTAGAGAGATTTCAATCTTATAGAAAAAAACTTGATGCTAAAAAACTATCAATGAATGGAACAGGTGGAAGAAGAGCATCAACAAAATTTACAAAGCTCAGGGATTGTACAAGTAGAAATGGTGAGTTATTTGTTGTTGAAGGTGATTCAGCAGGAGGTTCAATCATTCAAAGTCGAAATCCAAATCTACATGCTGTATTACCATTGAGAGGAAAATCAATTCCAAACGTTACAGTTAAAAAGAATATCCTCAAGAATAAAGAAGTCGGGGAATTAGTCATGGCAATTGGAGCAGGAATTGGTCCTCACTTTGACATATCTAAAATGAGATATAGTAAAATTATATGTGCTACAGATGCAGATCATGATGGAGCACATATTGCTTGTCTATTAACAATGGTTATGGGAATATTATTACCTGATGTTATTAAAGAGGGAAGATACTATATAGCACAAACTCCACTATTTGCAATCAATGAGAAGAAAGCATTTATTCCATTATGGTCAGAAGAAGAATTAGAAAAAGCAAGAACAGCGGGAAGAACTATTCAAAGATATAAAGGATTAGGTGAGATGAATCCTGCAGAATTAAAGATAAGTTTATTAGATGAAGCTACAAGAAATCTAACTCGAGTTGAATACAGTCATGATATTGAATCTTTAATTAAACTATTTTCGAGCGCTGAAGAAAAAAGAAAGTTGGTAACTAGATAAAACAACAAAGGAGAATAAAAAATGGGTCTTGATATTGAAAAAATTAAAGAGTCTTCAACATGGATTCCTGATAAAAGAGCAATACAATGGACCGAACAATGGATAGGAAATCAATTAAAAAAATCTGAATGCTTTATATGGGTATCATCTTTTTTCTCAATTAAATTTTCTACAGACTTAAATTATGCTACTATAACTGATGTAAACTTTCCTATTTATGAACCCTCTGAAAAAACTTTTGAAAATTTAGCAAGAACAATAAAAATATTAGAAAAATTAAACTATAACGTTGATTCTAATGAAAAAATAGTTGCAAATTTAGGTATAGAAACAAGAGTTATTGATGATCGAACTATTGATAAATATATATATATACCCAAGTCAAAATATTCTGATAAAAATTAGTAAGAGGTAAAATATGATTTATAGTGTTATATCTAGACAAGGTGGAAAAAGTAGATTAGTAAGATATATTAGACATATCTTTCCTCGTCAACATAAATTTTATGGAGAAGTTTTTGGTGGTGCTGCTTGGATTCTATTAAATAAAGAACCATCTCTAATAGAAATATTCAATGATATTGATGGAAATGTTATAAATTTATTTAGAATCATTAGAGATTTTCCTGGAGAATTTGTAAATAGATTTAGATATGATATTATAGCAAGAGAAACATTTGATGAATATAAAGATATAGATTTACATCTTCTTGATCCATTTGATCGTGCAGTAAAATATTATTATGTTTATTGTAATTCGTTTGCCGCAGATATGAATACATTTATTAAGAGAGATAAGAGTACAAATCCAAATAGATTTCATGCAAGATTACCTGATATTGTTGAAAAATTTACAAACAGGATGCAGAATGTTGTTATAGAAAATTTGGATTTTAGAGAATTTTTTAATAAATACAATGGCAAGGAATGGTTATTTTATTTAGATCCACCCTATTATGGAGTTGAAGGATATGAAGAACCATTTAATGAACAAGAGCATAAAGATTTAGCATATATTCTCTCTAATAAATTTGAAGGAAAATTTATACTTTCTTATAATGATACTCCAGAAATTAGAAATTTGTACTCACAATTTAAAATTAGAAATTTAGATATAATATATCAAGCAGCAAATCGACCTCAAGTTAATAAAGATTTATCTGGACAGAAATCAGAACTTATCATTGCTAATTTTAAAGCTAATTTTGAATTTATTCGCGAAAAACATTTAGATTTTTGAAAGGAAAAAATAATGAAGGGAAAAGTAATTCAAATTATACGAACATTTCCACATGGTAATAAATTGTATAGACGTTCAGAAGGTCATCCAGAAGAAAAACCATTATTACAACAACTAAAATCAGCTTATATAATTTGGAAAAATAGTTGTCTCAAAGTTACTATCACTAATGAAAATGACTTAAAACAAATTATTCAATATACAAATAATTATATAGATTTCTGGCATCAAGAAATATTTGATAAGATAAGAAACAATGGACAAAGTCAATTATATCCTTCAGTTCTTGAGGAAACAATGTACTATCTTTTTAATACTATTGTTAAACCACCTTTAGTCTGTGGAACTCGTACAATTTGTATTAGTTCATATATAAAACCATATAATGAACTTAATTTTAATGCCTTTTATGAAGACAATTTGTGTTTTGAAACAATGGATGCAGATTTTGTTATTGGTATGTTAATAGATTCTATGATTACTAAAAAGAAAGAAATTATTCCATTTGTAATTATAGAAAATAAAAAATATGCTGATAAAACTATGCGAGGGAGAGGGGAAGATATAAAATTAAAACTAAAAAGATTTTCTACAGACTGTTTATATGCATTTGTAGTAGATATATTAAGAGGTGGTTCAATTTCAAAAGACTTCAATCCAAACCTATGCACAATAGATCAAATTTATGGTGTAAGAGAATGGAACGATGATAGCAAAAATGAACTAAAAGAAAATGTAGTTTTTACATTATTTTCAGATGTAGTATATCACTTACATAAAATTAAAAAAGAGAGTATATCTATGGAAGAAAGATTTAATAGGGGATTTATGATGGATCGATATACACCACCCCTACCTGAAGTGTTTCAGATTGTAGAAGAGTTTCAAAAAATTAAACCTATCACCGAACAACCAATAATAATGTTTAATAAGGAAAATATCACATGAGGCAAAAAACCTTAACAAAACAGTGTGACAACTGTAGCTTCTGTATAATGAATGATAAAAACCAATTATGTTGTGGTTGGGGTAATAGTAAAAGTATTAAAATATTGAATACTCCAAAAAGAAAAAAAGGTTATCCAGAATGTAATCTTATCAAGAGTTAACATTTAAATAGGAGTTTAATAATGGGAACAAGAGCAGATTTCTATATTGATAATAAGGGAGATATGACGTGGATGGGTAGTATATATAATGATGGTGAACCCTGGCATATGCCAATCACGTTGTTAGCACAAATTAACCCTGTAATGTTTGCAGAACAATTGAGTGAATTTCTTGAAAAGATTAGACATACAGATCAAATGTGGCCATGGACATGGGAAGATAGTCGTTCAACAGATTACTCATATATTCTTGATTGTGAAAGGGGCAGAGTAGTTGGATTTTCTTCATCAGATAAAATGATCTTTGATCCATTGAGAGTAACAGTTGGAGAGGATTTAAACTCATCAAAGATTGCAAATGCTATACCAAATTTTCCAAAACTAGGAGATGGAAATGGATCGAAATCTTCCAAACCTTTACAGAGAATACGGGACATATTCAAATTACAGAAATTTCCCTTTAGATCTTGATGGATTAAAACCCGTTGAGAGAAGAGTTTTATTATCAGCATTTAAAATTGCAAGAACTAAATTTGCTAAATGCAGACAAGTTGACACTTATACTTGTGGTCATTATCATCCACACGGAGAATGCTATGGAACAATAGTTCAATTAGTTAAACAAGGATTCTTAACAGGTCAAGGAAATTTTGGTACAAACGTTGGAATTGAAACTGTTGGACCAGCAGCTCCAAGATATACAGAATGTAAAATAAATGACTATACATTAAACCTGGCATTTAAGCTGGTCAAATATGTTCCATGGATTCAAACGGAACTTGATGATAAAGAACCAGCTTATCTTCCAACAATGTTTCCAGTATGTTTGATGGGAAAAGAATACACTCAAGGTATTGGATTTGGATATAAAACATTTATTCCTTGTTATGAAGTTAAAGATTTATATAAAAGATTATTATGGTTACTAAATAAACGAAAAACAAAACCCACAATTAAACCAATTACCGACTGTGTAATATTATCAGGTAATGATACATTAGAACAATTGTTGACAACTGGAAAAGCAAAAATTGATGTGAGGGGAATAATTCAAGAAGAACCCACAAGAAATAAAGCTATATTAAAATCGTGGCCACCTGGAAAGAGATTTGAAACAATTTTAAATAGACTTTCAAAACATTTTGAAAACGCTGATATTGGATTTACAGATTTATCAGTAACAGATACACAAATTGTATTTCAAGTTTTGAAAAATAGAAATAGAGATATAATGTATCGAAGATTTGTAAAAGATTTAAAAGAATCAGTTAATGGTTCAATTTCATTTGAAACTATAACAGTTAATACAAATGAAAATCAAAGAGTAGTACATAAATCAATAGATCAATTATTATTAGATACATATTCTGCTTATTGTAAAACAACAGAAATAATGATCAGGCAAGAAATTGAAAGACATGCTCAACTTATTAAAGAATATGAAGCATTGAGAAAAATTAGACCAGTTATCGCAAGTGGAGTTTCGAATAAATTATCACAAGAAAATATATTAGATGAAATTAAAAGATTAACAGATGTATCTAAAAAAATTGCTAAAGAATTAATGAATAAATATAAAATAAGTAAGTTATTAACATTAGATATAGATACAAATGAAATAAACAATCAAATGAATCAACTAAATCGACTAATCAAACAAATAGTTCCATACGTATTAAAGGGATATGATGATTTCCTTAAGTTAAAATAATGGAGGATATTAATATGTTTCGTATTGAAAAAAGATTTACAATACCCATTGGACATAGATTGAGCAAACATAAAGGAAGATGTTCATCAATTCATGGTCATAATTTTACAATCCTTGTTGGAATAGCAAATTTTGAGTTAGATGAGAATGATATGCTCATTGATTTTTCAGAATTAAAATCATTGGTAAATAATATAATTGATTCCTATGATCATGCATTATTAGTCAATAAAACTGATTTAGAATGGTTAGGACCATTAACAGAAAAATTAAATCTTCGAGCACATAAGTTTGATAATAAAAATTATGATCCAACAGCTGAAAGACTATCAGAACAATTATTTTTAAAATTAAAAGCTATTTTTACACCATATAGTTTTAGACTTGATTATGTAACAGTTTATGAAAATGAAAATTCTAAAGCAACTTACTCTGAGGAATGGTCATGAATACTTCTCAATATGGATTGTTTAGAATATTAAAAAAAATGGATGACATTAGAGAAAGAAAAAAAATTATTTCCTATGATAAACTAGTAAAATTTTGTGAGCAGTATCTTCTAACTATAGAAAATTCAATTATATTTACTGGTATGTATGATGGTTGTTGGAATTTCAAAACTAATACTAGTTATAAAAATTATAGATATAATTTTTATTCATTATCAAGATACATTGATGATGAAATTATGAAAAAGAAAGATGTAGAATCAATATTTAATCTCTATGATAAAAAAATGGAGTATATTTTAAATCTTACTATTATAGAAAATAAAATTTTATATGATAAATTTAATGAATTAAGAGAAAAATATCTTAAAGAAGATGATATTTTTAATTTCGATTCATTACAAAAACCAGATTCAGGAATAAAAGTAAAACAAATAGTTAAATATAAATTTGATCCAACAAATTTATTGACAGCATGAGGAGAAAGGTATGAATATTATTAAAAGATCTGGTTTACTCATTCCAAAAAAATATAAACAACATCAATTTTATCGAATGATTGTAAACCATCTTATAAGAAGAATAAAGAATTTTCAAAATTCTACCTATGATACAAATATTTTTTATTTAGAATCAGATGACTATTTAATGATACCAAGATGTTTTCCTATCAAAGATTATATATCTAATATTCAAATAGAGGATATAAGACATGAGGGAGCAGATATTAAAATTGAACATAACATTGTTCCAAGAAGTGAAGCACAAAAAAGAGCAATGGCACAAATGCTAAATTCTGAAAATTGTATTCTTCAATTATCTCCTGGTGTTGGTAAAACTGTTGTTTCAATCCATACTATTGCAGTCAGAAAAAAGAAAAGTTTTATTTTAGTTCATAGAGATGCATTAGCAGAACAATGGCAAAAAAGAATAAAATCATTTACTAATCTTGAAGATGAAGAAGTTGCAAGACTAACATCAGCAACCTTTGAAAAAGATTTAGATAAATCAATAATTGTTGCTACAACACAAACATTTATATCTCTTTTAAAAAGAAATAGAACTAAATTTTTAACAGCACTGAATGAAGCAAATATTGGAATCTTTATTGCTGATGAGGTTCATACATCAGTTGGAGCTCCAACATTTTCAGAATGTTCTATCCATATGCCATCAAAATATGCATATGGATTAAGTGCTACTCCATATAGATATGATGGTAATGGAGATATAATTGAATATCACTTGGGAGAAATCTTTTCTGATGATGATATAGAAGGGACTATGGGCGCAAAAGTAACTGCTATACTACTTGATTATCAAATTGATACTCCCAAAAGATATACTTATATTAGATGGGGTGGTGATTTTCAAAGAGCAAGATATTTTAATTTAATGAAAAAATCTGAAACATTTATGAGAGTTATAAAAGGATTATTAATAAAATTAAAAGAAAATAGAGATTTAATATGTATCTCGGAACGAATTAAATTGATTGAAGAACTTTATAACTGGTTACCATCAGAAAGTAAATCAAAATTTTGTGGATCAGCTAAATTAGATCAGTTAGAATATAAAATGACATTTGCAACACCAGGTAAGTGTAGAGATGGCATTGATGTTCCACAAAAAGATTGTGTTATTATGACTTCACCAATTACAAATATTGAGCAATTGACTGGCAGAGTTACCAGAAATCATCCAAATAAAAAGACTCCAATAATAATTGATATGATAGATTATGGTTGTAGAGAAATGTCAAGGACAATGCACAATCGAATTAAATTTTATGATAAAAAGGGGTGGCCAGTTCAATTTCTTCTAGCAACAAAGGATAAAATAATTCAACTAGATCAAGAACGTGCATATGAAATTATCAATGGAAAAGTATAATGAGAATCAAAATAGATTTTACAACCAATAGTTCATCAGCTTCTTTTATGATACCAAAGTCATGTTTAACTGAACAACAGATGATGATGATAAGAGATCATATTGAAACAGCTCTTTATCTGATGAAAAAGGATGACTCATATAAGTTTAGTTATGTTAATGAACGTACAGGATGGACAATATTTGAATCAAAGCATTCAATTCAGGGTTCAACGTCAATGGATAATTTTGATATGTTTGAATTTTTAATTGCTATAGGAGTGGAGGGTCCAGAGATTCATTATGAAAAATGCGGTTGATATAGAGAAAGGACCAATACAATACATTTATTATATGACTCAATTAGAAGATAGTCCTTGTCAAATATGTTTAGTTCAAGCATTATGTTCTAAATCATTTCTTGACAATAGCGCATGTGATTTATTTACTGAATTTATTGAAAAGAAAGAAAAAGACGTAATGGAGAAAGAATGAAATTAACCGATGAAGGACCAATACAATTTATCCGTGAAAAACAATCAATGTATTTTTACTATTATATGACAAAGCTAACCGATAGTCCTTGTCAGATATGTATTGTTCAACTAATGTGTTCTAAATCAGTTTTTAAAGATACCGCATGTAATTTATTTGTAGAATTTATCAACAAGAAAGAAAAGGAAGTAGAAAAAGAGGGTATATGGATTTATACATGAGAAAGAAAAAATGGAGGAAAAATGAGTAGTCATGCAATAACATATACAGTTTGTATTCCTCATAATTTTCATCCTAGTCGTGGAGAAGCAATACAAATAAATAATGATACATCGTTTCATGATATAGGAATTTCAAATAAAGAACTCTTTCCAAAGATGCTTGAATATATAAAAATTCTGAAGGAGGGAGGTCATATTTGGTATTATGGAGAACATGGTATCAATCCACAATTATTTCATATTATAGTTAAGATATGTTATCGCTATAAATATATTTTATCAGAGATAGACAATGGAGGAACTGATATTATACAAGGAGTATTACCCAAAGTTTTAAAGAGAATATTAGAAGAGGAGATATAAATGAAATTTGCAATTACAGCAGATATACATCTATCAAGATATGGGCAAGATCCAATTAATCACGAATCAGGTCTACCAGAAAGACTACACGGAATAGTTCATGCTTTAGATTCAATGGTTACGCATTGTTTAGAAAATGATATTTCTACTTTAGTAATTGGTGGTGATATACTTCACGGTAAGTCAATCATTTATGCATTAGCTCAAAATATAATGCTTGAGTTTTTTAATGAATATAAAAATATGAATTTTTGGGTTATTGATGGAAACCATGATTTATCTGGAAAGGGCGATGACGCTGTTTCTGCATTAAGATCATTGAAAAGTGTTCCAAATGTTGAATGGGTAACTAAAGAACCAAAGAGACAAGACAATATATTATTTATTCCTTATTCTACAAAGGTTGCTGATCAAGTTAAACATCGTTCAGCAGATATTTTAATATCTCATTTTGGACTTAGTGAAGGCATATTAAATTCAGGAATAAGTATTGTTTCAAAGATTAATATGACTGATTTAAGATCGAGATACAAACTTGCTCTATTGGGTCATTATCATAAACCACAAGAAATAATTGAAAAAGATGTTTCAATGTATTATGTAGGATCACCAACTCAATTAGATTGGGGAGAGAAAGGAGATAAAAAAAGATTTTTAATCGTTGATACAGATACATTAAAAGTAGAATCAGTTTTAACAAAAGGTTATAAAAAATTTATTGAAGTCGAATTGACATCTAAAAATAAAGAAGAAGCTATGAAGATGGCAAAGGATGCATATGATAGAGGAGATTATATTAAAGTTTTACAAACAGAAAAGGTTGATATTTCAGGATTTGAAGATTATAATGTTATTGATAAAACTGAAACTGATGTGACTGATAGGGGCATTACAAGTACAATGTCTCAAAAAGAAAAATTAGAAAGATATCTTGAAATAAAAGAAATTCCAGAAAATCAAATACAAGAATATTTAGAAATAGGACTTCAAATAATTGATGCTTGTGAGGTGAATCAATGAGAGAAATAGACCTTTATGAAGTTGGAATGGAGAATTATGGACCATATATTGATCCAATGATTCTACCATTTAAAAATGATAACATTACATTATTAACAGGACCCAATGGTGTTGGTAAAACAATGGCACTAGATGCAATACCTTTTACATTATTTGGAATAACTAGCAAGGGATTAAAAGGAGATGACGTTATTAATAACGTTGTTGAAAAAAATTGTTATACTTGGGTTAAGTTTATTCTTAATAGTGATAAATACTTTGTTAAAAGATACCAAGGATATTCAAAATTTGGAGGTAATAATGTTGTATTGAATAAAAATGGTATTGATATTAAATCAGGTTCTAAAGAAGTTATTCCAGAAATTGAAAGACTGTGGTGCTCTCAAAGAAGTTTTATGAATACTTTGATGTTTGGACAGAAAGTAAAAGACTTCTTTACAGATTTAACTGACTCAAAACAAAAAGAGATATTTAGAAAGCTACTGGGTCTTGATAATTATGTTGACTATTATAAACAAGCAGACTCTGTGATGAAGATAATATTTAAAGCTCTTCAAGACTGGATCCAAGAGATTGCAATTAATCAAGGATTAATTGGAGAAACAAATGATAGAATAGAAGAATTGAAAAAAGTAAAAATTCAATATGAAGTTGATAAATTAAATAGAATGAAAGAGCTTGATAGATCGCTTGCACAGTGTAATCGTATTATTAGAGTCTGGAAAGATAATATATCCAAACTAAAATTAAAGGAATTTGATTCATCTACAATTCAAATAAAAATAGCTAGTTTACAAAAATCTTTTGATAACACTCAAAAAGAAAAAGAACGTGAAGAAGGTGAATTAAAAACTAAAAAAGAACTTAAAAAATATGAGTTATCGAGTCAAGCATCTAAAAAAAATAAAGAATTTATTGATGAATATAATAAATTGAAAGACGAAAAAGCAGTTAAGTGGAGAAAAGATGAAACAAAAATAGATAAATATATTAAATTATTAATAGAAGATAAACATAGACTTCAATTAAATACCCAAGTAGTTGAAGGAAGTAAAAATCAAGTTTTAACATTTATTGATAAAATTAATAAAAGTGTATTTGAAGCAGAAATATCATCTTGTCCAGTTTGTCTTCAAGAAATCACAGAGGATGTTAAAACGCATCTTGAAGGTGAAATTAAAAAATGTAAAACTGATATAGCAGACCGTAATGAAAGTATAAAGATATTAAATAATGATGTTTTATTATTAGATTTAAAAATAACTGATGAACGAAAAAAGAAAAATACTATTAATATTACTTATGATGTTGAATTTAAAGCATTGAAGAAAACGTATGAAGAATACATTGAAAATATAAAGAACAGACTTGAAGATGTTCTTAAAAAAGTTGAAAATGCTGCAACTGAACAATTAAAAATTCTTCAAACTAAAACAGCTGAACATATTGAACAGTTGACTAAAACTATAAAGGAATGTCAAGAGAAAAAATTAGAGATTGATGAAGTTAAAGAAGAAATTGATTCAGCTGAAGAATCATTAAAAGGAGCAGAAAATGGAGAGGTATTTGTTTTAAGAGAAATAAAACAATTAGAAGAGGATGAATATGATGAAACGCAATTAAATGGTTATAAGGGTAGAGTAATTGAATTTCAAAAAGAAATTGATTCAATTATTAAGATATCTTCAGAAGCAAAAAGAAGATATGATATTAATGAATTTTGGAAAGCAGCTTATTCACCAACTGGTATTCCATCAACATTGATTGATGAAGCTATACCATTTATGAATAAAAGAGTGGGTGAGTATTTAGATCAAATGTCAAATGGTCGATACATTGTTTCATTTGATACACAGGATACAATTAAGTCAGGAGAAATGAGAGATAAAATTTCAGTCAGAGTTTTAGATACTCACACAAGAGCAAATAAAAGAAAACAATTATCAGGTGGTCAAACAAGATTGGTTGATATTGCAACAGTATTAACTCTTGGTGATTTACAATCAAAGAATTTAGGAATGAAAGTAAATCTATTAATATTTGATGAAATCTTTGATAGTTTGGATATTCAGAATATTGATTATGTTTCTAAAGTATTGACAAGATTGAAAAAAGGAAAATCAATATATTTAATTTCTCATACCCATCAAGATCAATTAGAAGCAGATGAAGTGCTTGAGTTTAAAGCATAAGGAGGTTAAATGATAAGACTAGTAAATTGGCTGCTCACTCGTAGATGTAATCTCAAATGTGAGTATTGCTCAATTACAAAAAATTATTCTGACATACCAAAAGAATATCCCAATATGGATCATTATATAAAAAATGAAATGACCACAGAGTATGTTTTAAAAGGATTGGAAAGACTTAATAAACATAATCCAGATTGTTTTCATATCTTTTATGGAGGTGAACCACTTTTAAGAAAAGATTTATCACAAATTATTAATTACTGTAATGAAAATGATATTCACTACACAATAATATCAAACAATACAGATCAGATTCGTCCACTAATTGATAAATTATTTGAAGAAGTTGATTATATTCAAGGATTTACTGCATCTGTTGATCCATCCTTTAATGAGAAAAATACAGATGATAGAATAGTTAAAAGTGCAGCAGGATTTGTAAATCTATTAAGATTAAAAGATCGTGTTAAAGATCTTGTTGCTGAAATAACTGTTATGAAACATAATGTAAAATATTTATATGAACTTGTTGGGGCATTAACAGTAAGTGGTATAAGTAGTGATATAACATTTATTGATATAGCAAAAAGTCCATATTATGATTTCTCGAATATGAGTGATAAAAATTTATTAGTTGAACAGAGTGATGAAGTATCTAAAATATTTCAACGATTGATTAATAGTGATTTTGATATTCATATGAAAAATGTTCTACTTCCAATGATTTATAAAATACTTCCATCGAATTTAGATTGTGAATTAGAAAAAGGAGTTCATAATATTACCGTTGATGCAGATGGAACTATTAGATTATGTTTGAGAATAAGAGGTACTCATGCTCCAAAGTTAGTTAAGATACCAAATTTGATTAATGATAATGATAAGGTATCATTTATTGCTGAAAAGGCAATTGCAAAAGATAAAGAGATTTATTGTTTGGGATGTAATCATACATGCTTATTAATGAGTATGTATATTGATAAAACAGATCGAGGAAGTGAGGATTTAATTCACGTCAATAGGAGGGAATAAAAATGGCAGTAGAAGAACTTATTAGAAATGCTGTAAAATTTTGGGAGACTTTATATGATGCTGGAGAAGCTACAGTTAGATTTACTAAAAAAAGTGGTGAAGCAAGAAATATGAAATGCACTTTAGATTTTAATAAAATTCCACAGAGACATCATCCTAAGACTGTTAATCTGCCAAAAATATTAAAACTGATGCAGAAGAGCGGAATAATCCATGTTTATGATTTAGATAAAGAAGATTGGAGATCAGTTCCTTTTGAAAGAGTTGATTGGATAGAGACACCAGATCAAAGATTTAAAGTCGTACCATTCAAAAATAGGAGTTAGATATGGGAGAAATTATAGAAGAACTTTTAAAAAAAATTCCATCAAATGAAATTCTTGTACAGATTAGAGAAATCTGTAAAGAAATTTGGGAAGAAGAAAAAGAAGCAATTGAATATCATCAGGCATTACCAAAAGGAGCTAATATATTTCTTGCGATAAGAGTACCTTCTAAACATATAGGAGATATATCATTTCTAACAATTGAAAGAGATCCAATGGAAGAATATGTCTCAAGTTATTACTCAATCAAAATAAAGTATATTGAAAATATAGATCATCCTCAAATGCCAAGAAAATATCAATCTCATAAACTTGAAGGAAGATCCGCAATAAAAATCTTAAGTGAATTTGCGAAACTTGTAAAATTTTATAGAGGGGAATAATTATGCAGCGTGTTAAAGATGATTTTGAAGATTATGATATTCGTATAAATAGTAGTTTTGCTTCTTTATTACTTTCAAATTTACAAGAAATAGACTCAACAAAAGATCATAAAAAAGCAACACCAGTAAGACGACTAAAAGTATTACCAACAGAAGAATATCTTAAAAAATATTCAAAGCTAACATCATATGCTTCAACGATTCTCCCTCCTGGATGTAGATATGTTGAACCTCTTCCAAATGGTGGTAAAATATTTATTATTGAAGAACAACCACAATTTAGAACAATTGCAATGAATATAAAATTTGATATTATGTATGAAGAGATCAAAGCACAGAATTTATTATCAAAATATGAAATTGAAGGATGGTTGGAGAGTACTTCTGAAGGACGTTTGGGAGAGCGTTATCATAAATTAAACCTTGCATTTCCATATGTTATATTTATTGTTTATATTAGTCCTTCAACAAAAGTTGAAAAAGGATATTGTTTCCTTAGAACCAAGCAAATGTTAGGATTATCTGATTATCTTTTTAAAATTCCTTTATCAAATATTGCAGAAAATCAGGTAATATGTTTTGGTGGTCGTCTGAATAAAAATCTCTATAATACAGATGCAGAAGCTGTTAGAGATACTATTGATATATTTTGGACAAGTGTGTTTAATCAAGATTATACATATAATCTTAAAGCATACAATGATGTTTCAGGAATTTCAAATTTCTTGGAATGGCAATATCTGTCAAGGGAAGATCCAATGTTTATATATCGAGCTGATTGGATTAAATACAAAGGAACTATTTATGATCTTATTAATAGTTTAAAAGAAAGACTTACTTCAGCAGCTGGTCGATTAGATAATCCTGGATTATCTACATATAGAAGATTTATTGATATATTTACAAAACCTGCAAAAATTGGAGAAATTCGAACTGGAAAAATTCGAACTAGAATTGAACCAGTTTATTATGATGTCACTAATAGTTATTTCTTAAACAATGAACTTAGAATAGAAATTGGAGATTCATTTAAAAATCGAACAGGTTCTAAAAAATATCATATAATTTCATTTATTGGTCTTAAAGGAAAAGAACCAAAAACTATTAGACTTTCAAAGAATAAAAAACTCTTCAACTTTAAACTAAATGAATCTTCAAAAAATTATATATTAAAACAACTTAAAGAAGAACGATATATTAAGAGTATTGAAATTGATGGAATGGAAATTAAAGCTGATGATATTATAAACTACAAAGATAATGTGGGAAATATAGTACATAAAAGAGTTCTTTATATTAGAAAAACTGTAGATGGTCGTTCAGAAATAAAACTTGGTACCAAATATTTCTTAGCTCAAAATCTTCCATCACCATTAAAAAAGACTAATATAGGTAAACCAGAAATTTATGGTATTAACTTGGAGAAAGGAATAGAGTATTCATATTTTCATGCTTCTGCATCTAAAACTATTATTAATAAAGTAGAAAGATGTACATTCGATGCTATTGATGTTGGATTAAATAATGAATTAATATATAGATTTAAATCTTTAGAATCTGGAAGAGATTCAAGTTCTATAATTGTTCGTATGAGTCACGAGGATACAAGTTATAGACAAAGGATATATCTAAAATTGAGTGATACATTATTGTGTCAAAATTCTCTTATCATTTCAGTTGGTCGATTATTAAGAAAATTTATAGATTATGATAATGAAGGAAATGAAATACCAGCTAAAGTTTATAAATCTCCTACTCATTATAATATGGATATCAATGCAACTCACGAAATTGCAGATCCAAGACAAGTACATAATCTTATTAAAAATGAAGGTAAAACATTTGAGATTGATACACATTTTGGTATTCTTAAATTTGAAATTGGTGATTTAGTCGTAATTGCAAATTGGAAAAATCCTTTAAGTATTTTGGATATAAGAAGGATTGAGGGATTCAATTTAGAAGATAAGACTGGATCAACTGAACTCTCATTTATATTAGCAGATAAAACGGGTAATTTAACTAAAGAGTTATATGTATTTAAAGATAATATTAGAATTGGATATATTAGAAAAATTATAACTAGATTTGAAGGTCTATCTTCTGGTATGAAGATAATAGCAAATGTGGGTAGGATATCAAATTTTCCAAAGAAAGATACTAATATTATTGTTGGTATTATTACTGATGGTCCTCATCCAATGGTATTATGTTCAAACGGATGCAGTCTATGGTATCAAGATGTTATAGATAATTTTAAACAAATCCCAATAGGTTCATCTGAATGGGCAGCAAGTGAGCATGCTACATTAGATCCAAAAAAAATTAAACTTCAAACAGGTGATATTGTTATACCATATTATAAAAATTCATTAAACGATTGTGGATATTTAATGGTTCAAATAAGACATGCAAATACTCTTAGATATCATCCACTAAGTTCATATCGTACATCATATGATAACTATAGTTCTGAAGGTGACAATAAAGCTTTTCAACAAGAATCCATACTTGATTGTATTCCAAATCCAAGAGTTTCAAAACCAAAACAAGCTGCGGAAGGATATGTCGCTGGAGTACCTAACTTTCATGGGGGAATTGTTTTGAGTGATAAATCTAAATTTCTCTACATAAATGATCCAAGGAGCTTTATCTAATGTTTAAAGTAATAGTAGCAGATGGGAAACAAGAATTACCAGATGATGATATTTATTATATAGTTGCAAAAGAAGGTATTTTTATTAAAAAGAAATTGGGTATTATGGATAGTGTATCACCAGTAAAAAATATATCAATATTAGAAAGCGTTAAAGCAACAGCTAAAATGAATATTGAAAAAATACCTTCATTAGCAGTAGCTAAAATTGCAAATTTCTTTCGTCATGTTTATAAAGAACATAAATCAGAAGCAATTGTATTATTATTTTATAATGAAGAATCTAAAAAATATAAACTAGTTCCTCCATCACAAAAGGTCAGTCCAGCTTCAATTGAATATAATAGATCAGTTATTATTGATGGATTTACTATGATTGGAGACATTCATAGTCATAGTTCAATGTCTGCATTTCATTCAGGTACAGATCAAGGCGATGAAGAATCCTTTGATGGATTACACATTACATTTGGAAATCTAGGTGATGAAATGATAAGTATTTCAGCATCAATCGTTTCAAATGGCAATAGAGTAATGGTTGAACCAGAACAATATATGAAAGGGGTATCATTAGAAAGTAAAATTGATGAGGTTGAAAAAATTCCTACTACTCGAATTTATAGATGGGTAAATGGAGCTATGGTTGAACAAACTCCAAAGTATTCAACTAAATCTTATAAAACCATTCATAAGTTTGATAAGCGATATAAAATAATCAGTCAAACTGCTATCAAAGCTATAGTTCCTCCCAAATGGATAAAGGCAGTTGAACATGGTTTCTCTCCATATGGACAATATGGTCAGGCATGGAGAAATGTTTGGGAAGGAAATTATCAAAATGGTCGATGGAATCGTGGTAAATGGATTCCCCCTCAATATAGTAGAGGATGGAATGAAAACTTTGATCCAGATGTTTGGGCATTGAATAAAAAAGATGAAAAAATACCACCTCAAAATGTTGGAGTTAAAGTTGACCCTATTAAATTTCCACCACATAATCAAGGTCCAGTCATTACTGATATAACTCCAGAGAAACGCAATGCTTGTGAAACTTGTCCCTTTAAAGATAGAGCATTTGAATATGTTGCTTCACGTTTAGTAAAAGAAAATAAAGGTACAATAGTAGAAGAAGAAGAAAAAGGTATTTGGGATGAAAAAGAAGTATATGAATGTATGAAGTGTAATGTAGTTGTATCATTTGATTTTGATGATAATGGCGATGTTATAGGAGATATAATATGTCCTGAATGTAAATCAAATGATCATTTGATTGAACTTGATATGGAAGAAGATTCATTTGATGATGAAATGAAATTTGATCTTGATCCATATGCACCAGATTCAAAACCTGGTAGTAGTCTTCATTGTGAATCTTGCAATAGTGATTTTGATGCATCAATGCTTCGAAGTGATGTTGAAAAAGGAGCAAAATGTCCATTTTGTGAAACATCATTATTTAATGCAGAAGATCTAAATTATGTGAAGGAAAATGATGAATATGTTTGCAAAGGTTGTTCAACTATGTTTACTTATGATCTAATAAAGAATGATTGTTGTCCTTTTTGTAAAGAACCTCTTATATTAAAAGGACATGTACCAGGAGAATTATTAAATCCAGATTCAGAAAAAATAGAGCAGGTATCTAAAGAAGAAATACATAACTATCAAGCAGCAAAAGAAAATCCGCATCCAGCTGATATTATACCTGATCCTTCTGAAAAGAGACAAAGAATAAATCCAATAGAATGGTTAAATGAAAAGTTAGGGAGAAATAAATGAATTATTTATCTATCAAAATACTTGGATTGGGCGGTGTAGGTTCAGTATTATGTGAAAAAATATCAAGATTCTTAAACTACTCCAGAGATATTAGAGCAAATATTACGCTCATAGATGGAGATTCGTATGAAGCAAAAAATTATCAACGTCAAGAGTTTACAATATTAGGAAATAAATCTGAAATTAAAGGGGGTGATTTAGAAGAGAAATTTCCAGAATTAGAATTAGACTTTTATCCTGAGTATATAAATCAGCACAATATTAATCAAGTTATTAAAACAGATGATATTGTATTTCTATGTGTAGATAATCATAAAACCAGAATGATTACTTCTAATTACTGTAATAATTTAAATAACATTACTTTAATTTCTGGGGGAAATGAATTTACAGATGGTAATGTACAAATTTATGTCAGAAAAGGAGGTAAAGATTTAACCCCTGACTTATGTGCTTATCATCCAGAAATTGCAAATCCTGTAGATAAATTACCAGAGGAAATGAGTTGTGAAGAACTCGCCAATTCGGATCCTCAGCTATACTTCACTAATGTGTGGGTAGCTACGATAATGTGTTCCGCATTTTATAATGTGGTTATTAAGAATCAGATAGGGACATCAGAAATTTATTTCGATATGAAACAGATGTCCATGATTGCGCAGTCAAGAGCTCTGAAATAATAACCTTAGATAAAAAAAGAATAGGAGAATTAACATCATGTCGAATGAATATTCACGATCGAATTTAGAAGAGATGACAGTAAAAGAACTTCGTCGTCTTTGTGTAGACAACCTGGCAATTCCAGGTATGACAAAAAAGCGTAAAGATATTGTTATCGACGCTATCTTGAAAAATGCAAATGCAGGTCCTATCAAATCAGCTAAAACAGCTCCTGCCGAAACTTCCATTAAACCAACGCCTGGACCAATTAAAGAGATGGACTTTACTGGCCACTCAATAATGAATAAACCCTATGAGTCATTTGGTAAGAAAACCACAACTACAATCCAGGTAACTTGTGGTGCCAGCACAGGAGCTTTTCCTGTTGAAGGAAAAAGTGTTGCAGAAGTTGGTGAGTTCCTGCGTGAAGTTCTTAACGTAGATAAATTATCCACTGGATTGGTCAATGGTAAAGAGGTTCGTGGTGATCACGTATTAAAGAATGGAGATAGTTTGGAATTTATGAAACCTTCCGGACGTAAGGGTGATCGTAAGGGTTGCTAAAATATTATCCCTGCAAGATGGGGATTCTATTTAGGTCCCCATCTATCTCTTCTGAAAGGAAACCTTAAACTTTGAACTTCTTTAATACTATAACAATAATTGGAACAGGAACATTAGGAGGACATCTTTGTAAACATCTTGCTGAAAGTTCAAAAGTATGTAAACTAATTTTAATTGATAAAGATATTGTTGACACTAAAGATACAGAAGTTGGTATCTTTCAACCAGTGGATATTCATGAACCAAAAGTTCATGCACTATACCATAAATTTAAAAATTATAATACAGAAATTGAACCAATGGTAGAATTTTATATAGATGGTATTACAAATTTACCAATATCAGATCTTACAATTGATTGTAGAAATATATTTGGAAAAAGAGATTTAAATATTGATATGAAAATGTTTATATCAGAAAGATTTCTAATATTAGATTTTGGAAAAAAGTATGAAAATGAAAATCAACGTAAAGGCGAATATTCTATTCAACTATCAGAACATGAAATAAGTAGAGCTGCATACTATGCTACAACTTTAATATGTAGTGATATATTGAAAGAACTATTAAAAAGTCAATCAATAAAATATATTGATATTGATATTATACAAACAATAATGTTAAAAAGTATTAAAGAATCAAAACAAAAATCCAACATTATTTATGATTTAGATAAGGATACTAAAAGGTTGAGAAGAATTGATGAAGTTATACAACCTATATTAAAAAAGAATAAAACAACTTCTCTTAAAATAGCAGTCAAAGAAAGAAATTCAATTGTTAGAGAAGTTTTTAATATGCCAAAGTTTGCAGAAACGACATATAAAATAATTCCACAAGATAGTTTAAAACAACCAGAAGATGTAATTGATATTTTAAAAAAAGCAATTGAAGGTAAAAGTGAAACTTTAAAATTTCTACCAGTTCTTATAGATGATAAAATTCATATTTTAGAAGATACAGGAGGAGCATAATGGAACATCATTTACAAATATTTGGTTCTAAAATTAGTCCAAGTGTTGATTATAATTTTTACTTTGAAAAAATAATTCCAAAATTTATTATTAAAGATGGAGTTCCAGAAGTTATAACTGATCTTCATGAAAAATATCATCTAGAAGGATTTATGATTAAGACTATTGGTAAAAAATTATTATCTGTTATGATATATGGAAGGCATCCAAATGTAGATATTAATACAGATGAACTTTGTTTAAAGGTTGAAGAAAAACGTACAGTTGTTACAGATATACAAGCTTTAAAAGATATATTAATCAATAGACTCCAAGTTTGGTATTTCAATGACTGTCATTTTAGACCAGATGAATTTTTCTATAAAACAAAACCGGTTGATGGATTTATGAAAATAGATGTTAATTTTAAAAAGGGAGAAATATACGATGGAGAAGCACCCTTTAGACGAATATATCCAACTGAAGATTGAAGAATTTATAAATCAACATGAATCACAAATTACAAAAAAAGATGCACAAATTATCATTAAATCTTTAATGCCATTTATTGATGAAATGGTATCAGAAAAAGTAAAATATCATTTTAAATTATTAGCAAATCATTTACTAGATACATTAAAATCTACAGAGGAGAAATTAAAAGATGCCTAGAATTCTTAACTATAATGAATTTTGTGAACAATTACAGGATGTTCCGTCATTAAAAGTAATAGCAAAAAAAAAGTTTCATCCTGAAGGTCTATTTTCTGAACAAATTTTTGGACCAGTAAAAAATTATACTTGTCAGTGTGGTATCTATTACGGACCATCCAATGTAAAAACAGGAAGTAAATGTGATCTATGTAAAGTAGATATTGTTAATAGTGATGTAAGACGAACAAGATTTGCGAAAATAGTTTTACCATTTCCAATAGTCAATCCTTTATTTTATGATTTATTAGTTGAAATAGGTGGAAAGAATTTAAAATCAGCATTAGATGAGTTGATGAAAAATGAAAAAAGTTTTATGTATAGTGATGGTGTTGAGCATGTGGTTACATCGGATGAATCAAAAAGACCAAGAGAAGGAACTATCTATGAAAGAACAGATGCAATTTATAAATTAGTTAAAGATATTGCCACAGGATTAGCAAATGAAGGAATTGAAGAGTGGAAAATTGTTCTTGACAATATTGATAATCTATTAACTGACAAAGTAATTGTATTACCTCCAGATCTAAGACCAGCATCAAGAGGTGGAGGAGGTAAGCATTTAATGGATAAAATCAATAGATATTATGTTCAAATTTTAACTAATAAAAGTCTGATGCAAGGAACAATTTTAAATATCCAAAGAGATAAGAATCTATATTATACATACTTTAAATTGATACAAAAAAATGTAAACGAATTATATAACAGAATTCTCGAAAAGATGGCAAAAAAGGAAGGTTTAATTCGTGGAAATATTTTAGGAAAGAGAATAGATTTTTCAGGTCGAGCAGTAATTACACCTGATCCTTCTCTAACATTAACCGAATGTAAACTCCCTTACTTTATGGCATTGGAGATATATAAACTTCCAATTGCCAAACGAATAATAGAGTTAGAAAAATTTAAAGTATTAAATGATGCTCTTGACTTTATTGATAATTGCATTGAATTTAAAAAATTTGATCTCTTTGAAATATGTAAAGATACAGTTGAAGGACAAATATGTATATTAAATAGACAACCATCGCTACATAGACTTGGAATGCTAGGTTTTGAAGTTCTAATTACATCAGATCAAGTTATTAAAATTCATCCATTAGTATGTCCTCCGTTTAATGCAGATTTTGATGGAGATCAAATGGCAGTCTATGTTCCTATTACAGAAGGAGCTAAAGATGAAATATCTGAAAAAATGCTTGCAATTAATAATTTAAGCAGTCCATCAAATGAAAATTTAACAACCACTCCTAGTCAAGATATTATTTTAGGAATTTATTTCTTGACTAAAGGTATCTTTGATGGACAATTAGATGATGAGACAGGTCTATCTATTTTTAATAGCACGCTTCCAGAGAATTATCCAATCATTGATGAAACTGTTAATGAGAAGAAATTATTAGATATTTTAAATGATATAAAAGATAATTATTCAAATGATGAAATTATTAGAGTTTTAGATACTATTAAAACAGTTGGATTTACATATGCAACATTGTTTGGTTGTACTATGTCATTAGAAAATTTTCAATCTAAAAAATTAACAGATTTAAGAGATAAAATATTTACAAAAAATACAATTAGAGATCAATTAATCGCATTATCAAATAAAGGAATTACAAAAGCATTAAGAGATAATTTTGAATATTCATATATGATTGAATCTGGTGCCAGAGGTAGTTGGGATCAAGTTAAACAAATTATTATGACCCGAGGATTTGTATCGAATTTCGATGGAGAGATTCTTCCAACTCCTATTAAACATAACCTAGTTGAAGGTTTAACTGAAAAAGAATTTTTCTTTTCAACATATGGATGTCGAAAGGGACTCCTTGATATTGCATTAAATACAGGGACATCAGGATATCTTTCAAGAAAATTAATTTTCACTTGTGCTAATTTACAAATTGATACAAATTTAGATGACTGTGGAACAACTGATCTTCTTGAAGTTTATGTTAAAACCGAAAGAAAAGCAAGAATGTTAATCAATAAATATCAATCAACTGAAACAGGTTTGGAAGTAATTACTAAACAAAATTATAAAAATATAATTGGAAAAACAATTTGGATACGAAGTCCAATATTATGTAAGTCGCCTAAACTATGTTGCAAATGCTATGGAGATTTATATAAAAAACTCAATAGTCGATTTGTTGGAATCATAGCTGCACAGACTCTTGGTGAACGAGGGACTCAATTGGTTCTTAGAACTTTTCATACATCAGGATCAGCTGTTATAAAAGGTGAATCTCAAGAAGATGGTTCATTAAAGCAAAAAGATATTATTGGGGATTTAGCAACTGTATCACAAATTCTACATAAATTCAAAAATAAAATATATACTGATATAGTTCAAGAATTATTTGAAGTATATAATAAAGACATTTATCATGTCCATTATGAATGTGTTGTTGCTCAATTAATGTGGAAAGATTATAAGAAATGGAGACTTATAAAAGATAGACATTTATATGCTTCAGATTATTATTCAATACAGTCAGTTCCAAATCAAGAAAGTTGGATATTAGCAATGGCATTCTCAAATCCTAAAAAGAGTATCTTACATGGAATTTTAAATGAGGGAAAATACTCAGGTATAATGGATAAAATTCTAAAAGGGGAAAAAATAGTATGAAAGAACTAGAGCAAGAATTGCTTGACCGTTATGCAGACTACAGAGATCCAGATTCTAACTGGATAAAAACAAATCTACCAGATGAGTTAAATGATACTGGAGCAAAAGATTTTATAATAAAACCTCATGATGCAAAATCAGTTAGTCAGGTTAATTCATTTACAATATATTATGAGGTTAAAGGAAAAAGAATTGTTAAATTTGTAAGGAGAATATAATGAAAGAATTAAATAATCAAGAATTAAGAGATGAAATAATTGAACTTTTCCTTAGTGATTCAATAGATAATTGGACCAAAAGTCCATCAGTTTATGATCTATCTAATTGTGGTCAATTAGATATTGAAATAGAACCAGACGATGCAAAAAGTATTGATGAAATAAAACAGTTTAAAATAATAGAAACTGTAATGGGATCAGAAACACTAGAATTTACAAGGAAATAATAATGAGAGATCCGAATAGAATACATGAGATGTTAAGAGTAATATCGAAGGTCTGGTATAAACATCCAGACCTTCGATTAGGTCAATTAATATTAAATGCAGTTACAATTAATCCAAATCTGTATTATATGGAAGATGAACAGCTATTAGAATATTTAAAAAAGACTTATAAGGAGGAGTAGAATTTGAAACTAAAAAATCCAGTTTTTAAAATTCAAAGTGAAGATAATAATATCTTCACAATTCGTAAAAAGGACCAAGAGCTTATACTACCAGTGACAAAAGTTATACTCCAACCTGCAATTGATTTAGGATTTACACTAAATGAACTTACATTAAAAGAGTCTAGATTTTCATCAGGAGAGTTATCAAAAACAGTCAAACAAAATCTCACAATCAAGTTACAAAAAGGAACTTCTAATATTGATTTAAGTTTACACATTCCTAAATTGATAGATGATAATTATATTATAATTAATGGTCGTAGAAAAATTCCTCTATTTCAGTTATTTGATATTCCAATTGTTACGAGAGGAGAAAATATAAAACTACGAACCAATGTGGCAACATTAACAATTTTAAAAGATAGAGAACAACCATTTGTTAAAGTTAGTTTTTTAGGAAAAAAAGTTCCTCTATCAATATTAATGTTTGCGTATTATGGAATTGAAGGAATGATAAACAATAAGGAATTAGATCTTCCAAATGTTAAAATTCAAGATTTAGATGATAATATTTTAATGGATCTATTAATAAAGGAGTGTAAACTTATCTATGATGAATTACAAAGCAACACCACACAAGATGATTTTATTTTAGAAATAGGAAGAGCATATTCAAAATATAATTCTAAATCTAAAGGTCATGATATTATTTATGCTCTCGATCTAATTCCACAGGTTGATATATTTACAAAAACTTTTTTGACAACAGGATCATTATTAGGCGAATTAATTTATACAATTAAGACAGGCGATGTGAGCGATATATTATTTACAAATAAAAGAGTTAGATGTTTTGAGTATATGATTTTTTCAAGGATATCAAAAATTATATTTGATTTATGCTTTTCAAATAGAACAGCTAAACAACCAAAATTCAACACAAATACAACTCAAATATTAAGTGAATGTAACGTTTCAGATATTGTTCAATTTGATTTTTCAATAAATCCTATTGAGGAATTAACAAAATTATCAAGGATAAGTCTTCTCGGTCCAGGAGGATTTAAAAGAGAAAATATTCCAAAACATTTAAGAGATATATGCCCCACAATGTTTGGTCGTATTTGTCCCGTAGACACCCCAGACCGCGATAATTGCGGAGTTCTACAGAACTTAATACCTAATGTCAAGTTAGACCAACATCTCCGATTTACGAATGAAATATGCGAGAAACAACCCATATCAATACCTGTATCTCTCACTCCATTTTGTGAGCATGACGATCAAACAAGATTGCAAATGGCATCATCACAAATGAGACAATCTATTATGTTAAAAGAATTTGATCAACCAATGATTAAATCAGGTTGTGAAGGATTATATACAGATTATACACAGTTCATTAAACGTGCTAAAAAGAATGGGGAAGTCACTCATCTAGATGAGAAGTATTTGATGGTTGTATATGATGATAAAACAATTGATATCTTTGATGTTGAATATAGAAATATCTATGTTGAACATATGGATATTATGAAACTCTATGTTAACGTAGGTGATAAATTTAAAGCTGGGGATATATTAGCAGAAAGTAATTTTGTTCAAGATGGCGAAATTAATTTTGGTAGAAATCTATTAACAGGAGTGATGATTTATTATGGATGGAACTATGAAGATGGAATTATCATATCTGATAAATTAATACAAAATGATGCTTTTACATCAGTCCATTTTAAAGATTTATCATTTGTAATCCCTCCAAGTAAAGTTTTGCTATCTCTATCAGAAAATGAATACAGACCATTACCAAAAGCTCTTGAAAAAATTGGTCAAGGAGATACTTATGCAATTTTAAAAACTCTTTCACTTGATGATTTTTATTCTGTTTTTACAGAAAGCTCTAAATTAGTAGCAGAAAAATCATATATAATACCCAAGATAAAAATATTTGCAAATGAATGGAATACAGATATTCCTGAATATAAAGAGTGGGTAGAAAAGACTATTGAAACACAACAGAAAAAAGAGTCAATCTTTAGAACAATAATTAAAGAAAAGTTACCAAGAGAACAAGCAATAAAATTTATAAGAGAAAGAGATTTAGAACTTTTCTCATTCGTTGGTAAATATAAAATTAAGAAAGAAAAAATAAATGGAATATATGTAGAGATATCTGGAATTCATTTTAGATCAATCAAGGTTGGAGATAAGATCGCAAATAGACATGGGAATAAAGGAGTTATATCTAAAATATTACCTCAAGAGATGATGCCACAATTAGAGGATGGTAGACATTTAGATGTTTGTATTAATCCATTAGGTATTATATCTAGAATGAATATTGGTCAACTATTTGAACTACATCTAACAATGTCATTATATGATCTACAACAAAATGCATTACAAATGTTAAAGAAAGAAAAACCACAAGATCAGATCAAAAATTATTTAACTGGATATATTCAAATTGTTGATAAAACAAAAGATAGTTGGTATACAAAACAATTTGTAGAACAGCTTCCAGATATTATAGATATTCCCTTTATTAAGGCATTTTCATTAATACAACCTCCATTTGAATCTTGTCATTCAGAGGATTTAGAAAAAGCATTAAAATATACAAATACAGGATTTACATATAAACTATATGATCCAATTGTAAGAAAGAATTTTTTAAATCAAATTTCAGTTGGATATATATATTTTTTAAGAATGGTTCATATAGCAGAAGAAAAGTTGGCAGCAAGAGGAATTGGTTCGTATGCAAAACGAACATTACAACCACTGGGTGGGAGAAAAAATAAAGGTGGTCAGAGATGTGGTGAAATGGAAACTGCTTGTATTATCGGACATGATGCTCCAAAGAATTTATTTGAATTCTTAACAACAAAATCAGACTGTATAGATTTAAAAAATGATTACATTAGAAATTATATTAATACTGGACGAGTAGTAAAAACTGAAGATTTAGATCCAATGCCAGAATCAGTTAAATTATTAAATTCATATTTAACAGTATTAGGGGTAGATTATCATGGCAGTTCAAAATGATCATACTTATCTTGAAGGAACTCGTTGGGAAGAGGTTTCTATAAGTTTTGCGGATACATCTTCAGCAACATCGACAGCAACATTTCCAAGTTTTGGTTATGGAAATGATTATACAAATTTTTATAATAAGGTAGAAATAAATAGCAAATCAATTTGTGAACAGATAGATCAAGATATATTAGATAGTATATATAGACAAGCTGGAGTTGAGGAATGTCTTAAAGTTGGTACATTTAATCCTGAAAAATTATGGAGTGATTCAAAATGCTTGAAACAAAATATTGTCCAATCTGTAAGGGAGAAATTATACTTAGATATCATATTCCTGATAAAAACTTTAAAATCTCAAAAGGAAAAATGATTAGAGATGATGCTTGGAAAGGATCAGGTTTTGATGATTCAGAATTATTATTTGAATGTTCAAATGATAGAGAACATGAATTACATCGTTCTAAAAATGATGAATGGGAAAATACTATTAGAGAAGAGTTTTATAGAGGAGCATATTATGCCGACTAAAGAATGTTTACCAGATATGCAATGTGAAGCACCCAACATATCAACTCCTATTAAACAAGTTGGTGTTGAAAATGTTGAAGTCCCTTTTCTGTTAGAATCTAAATATGGTGGTTATCATAAGTTACCAGCAAATGTTACTATGATGACTAATCTGGATGAGTCAACAAAAGGTATTTCAATGTCTAGATTATTATTAACATTAAAACCATATTTAGAACTCCCATTAAAAAGTTTATTAATTAAAGAAATTATTAAAAAAATGTTAGAGAATATTGGTGGTTCATCTGCATTTATGAGATTTGAATTTAAGTTGCCAAGAAAAAGAAAATCAATTAAAACTGATAATGAATTTCCAATTTATTATAAATGTAAATTTGAAGGACAAATTTTTAAAAAGGATTTTAATTTAACAGCAGATACAAAAGCTCCTGCTGAAATATTTAGATTCTTTCAAGGAGTCAGGATTCAATATGCTTCTTATTGTCCTTGTTCAGCAGAATTGTGTAGTGTTTTAGATGTAGCTGGATTTCCTCATAATCAAAGATCATATGCACATATTTTAACAGAGATAGATATTAAGTCTCATTATGTTTGGTTAGAAGATATAATTGATGCAGTTGAATCAAATATTTACACTTTACCATATCCCATAATTAAAAGGGTTGATGAACAAGAAATAGCAAAAATTGCAGCTCAAAATCCAATGTTTGTAGAAGATGCTATTAGAATTATATCAAAGACAGTTGATAAATTACCAGGTATAAAGGATTGGATTATCAAATGTATTCATGAAGAATCCATTCACACTTCCGAAGCAATAGCAGTTAATTGGAAAGGTATTGCTCAAGGATTCGATGGAAGGCGGTATATATGATTCAGGTTTCAATTTCATATGGTTTTGGAAACGAAAATAGATATAATCTTTCAAGGGTTCCAAAGAATATTCAATTAGCATTATATAAATATGAGTTATATTCAGAGTCTAAATTAAAGGAACTACAGAAGAATAATATAAATATAAATGTTATCCATCTCCCTCTGGATACGCTCAAACGAGATGCACGTGATATGGTACAATTTATGAATTACTTATATGATATTACAGGTATAAAAAAATTCGTAATTCATCCAAATAAATTGATTAAGTCTTTCGTTCAGTACTGGATGGATAAAGAAGGAGAATATCCAAGGTTTCAATTATGTATTGAGAATTTTCAGTGGAAAACAAGGAAAGAGTTAAGAACCCCATTAAGAATATTAGAGTATTGTGTTAAATATCCCAACCATATTAAGATGTGTTTCGATACATCTCATGCAGAAGAACTTTGGTTCGATCATAGAATATTACATACTTTACTTCCTCATATTTCGGTAATTCATTTATCAAATAGAGCTAGAAGTAAAAGTCATATGCCATTTAACTCAGGAAAGGGCGAGCTAAATCTAATGGCATTTGTTAATCGTTTAAAGTTTATAAAATGGAATGGGGATATTGTATTAGAATATATGCCAGATTACAGAGACAAGTTAATTAAAAACTATTATTTACTAAAGGAGATAATGGATGGAAAGAAGTGAAAAGATCAAACAAATTAGTCAACTCTATGCTAAAGAAAGAAACTATCAACTCTGTGCATTTGGAGAATATGAGAACATCCAATCTTTAAATTTAGCGAGTTTCTTATTATTAATAGAAAAATATTTAGAGAAAGCGAAAAAAAGTTATGTAGGACCATGGACAAAAGAATTACCAAACTGGTTAAATGACTGTCAAGAATCTTTTACTGAGGGTTCAGCACCAGTAGAAACTTATGAAGAACTTATTAAAGTATTTGCATTGGCAGGCGCAGCATTGGAAACATATGCTGATTTTAATCTAAGTGAATGGCGTCAAAACATAACCGAAGATTTAAAAAAATGGGAAAAGGAGTAAAGTAAACAATGAACGAAAATTTAAGCACATTGATCCAAGAAACACCATCTGAAGAAGCTATGAGATTTGATCCAAATAATCTTGAACTTTCAGGAGAAGAACCTGCTACAGATGAAACTATTACAGCGGAATCTCTTCCAGTAGATCCACCTGAAGAAAATACTGTAGAAGAAGTAGCTGACACAACTGAAGTAGCACCTGGGAATGCTGAAGAAGCAACAGTAGAAACACCAACTAATGAAATTCCTATTATACCTTTTGGTGAATGGTTTGCAACATATAGCACCAACTTTGCCAGCATCCATCAAAGTAGAATTTCAATTCCAGGTGTTGATCCAAATGAATATCTGATGGTTTCCATTGATGATCCTGATGGAATAGAAAGTCAACCTGGTGTTAGAAAAAGATCATTGAGATTATTTGATGATGCTTTAACTCAACCAGTTCTCAATCTGGCACCATCAGATCTACAAATCTATAAAAGTGGTTTCAAAACCGTATATCCTCTGAACGATGAAACATATATTAAAATGTATGGGGTTAAAACAGGACTGATCGCAATGTTCTGTCACTCATTAGATAATAGTCTTATCCCATTTTCAAAAATTGTTGCGAAGAGAAAAGATCTATTTATCAATATTCAAACAAATAATATTGAAAGTTATAGAGAACAATTATTACAACCTATTGATATGGAAGCTCTTCATCTTCTGTATAGACAAAGTATAAAAGCTGGTGTCTTTGCTACAAAAGGAGCAGCAATCCATTGGTTGTTAACTCGACAGGATGCTATTACGGATATCAATCATCATCTTCTGATTGATAAAGTGGTAATGTCTTTATTGTCTAGTTAACTCCTTGACTCGGGTAGAAGTTTAATTCTCCCCCCTTGATGCGGACTTCTATCCGAGTTCAAAGGAAGGAATATGAAAATAAATCCAAATTTAGAATTTATTATAAAAGAAGTTTATATCTATGATATTGAGTCGTGTCATTATACTCTTATGAAAATGAATGGATATAGATTAGATAATATAGATCCACATGATAAATTATCTAGAAATATTGCAATCGGAAAAATGATGCAAAAGAATCCAAGACTCACAGAATTTTTAAGAAGTACAACAATATCATTAATAGATGAATACATAACAGCAAATGAAATTGAGAAAGATGATATTGTTATTAGACAATATGATGGATTATTACTTACTAAATTTCTACATAAAAATAATATACAAGAAATCCCTTTAAATTTAAGAAGAACATTTGATGTATTTATTTCATCAATAAAAAAAGATATGTATATCGCTATTGATACTATGCAACAACCTTCAATTAAAGGGATTCCATTTAGATATTCACATATGGATCAAATTTATAAAAAAATATGTCAATTAAATTTTTTTAATAAACCTGAATTGTTTAAAGGTTTAGAAAGAATAAAAAATTTAGTTCTTAATTCTAATGATGTAAATTTATTTGCTATTCCTACAAAAGATGGAAAATTAAGTATTTTTTTAAAGGGTTATGGTGAAATGGAAATAACATCAAGCACACTAAAATTGGTTGATACTAATGAGATTGATAAACGAAGATATTTTGATATTTATCTTTCGCCATTTACAAAAAGTATCGTTTCACAATATGCTTAGGAGGTCATATGAAAGTATTGAATGTTGCAGCTGGAAAAATGTCATATTTAAAAGGTGTCGATCAACAAGAGGGATCTAGCACCTTTGTTATAAATATAGATTCGATGTATTATAATTATACGCCAACTGATATTATTGAATCTAGATATTATGAATGGACTAAACCTGGAAAACGTGAAAGAAAAGATGAAACTCATTATTGTAAGGAAGATGTATTTCAATTTTTAGAAAGAACAACAATGGAATTTGATATGGTTACAATTTATAGATTTCTTGAACACGTTTCCTTTACACAAGTTCTATATTTTATATATCTCATTTCTACAGTTGTTCGCAAAGGGGGAATGGTCGATGTAATTGTTCCAAACTATGAAAAACTTGCTAATATGATTTTAGAAGAAGATATTAATGATATAAATTTTGAACGTAAAAATATTCTCTTGACAACTGAATTATTAAATGAACCATCTTGTCCTCACGCTTCAATATGGACTCCACAAAGAGCTAAATATTTTTGGGAATTTGAGGATAGATTTACAATTTATGAAGAACTAATTTGGGAAACATTTAAATACGATCGTCGTGATATATATCTTCGATTCCATTTAAAGAGAAAATAATGACAACTTCAAGATATACAGTAAATAAAAAAACATCTCCTATTCGGATGATGCATAGTGCCGATATGGTCATTGCTATAACAAGAGAAATAGATGAACCAAAAAAAAGAATTGTTAAAATATTAAAAAATAGATATGGTCCGCATGGAAATGTAACTCTGCAAACAACAATTAATGTTTGCTGTCGTATGATTGCTATGTCTATTTTTGGAGGTAAATCATTAAAACTATTTCGAGTAGAACTAGAAGAATTAATAAAAGAAACAATAATGAAAAAGATAGGTGATATTCATGACCCCTTTCAATGAGAGAGCACAAGAGATGGGACTTAATATTTCAGGAGCCCATAAAGGTTTATACGCATATGAAGATAGATATTCTAAAGTTGCATATCGACAATTAGGATCTGGAGCTGAACCAGAAGGCGATCCAATTACTCCACCACATCCAACAGATGGACAAGGAACTTCTATATTAGGAATATGGACCGCACCTCCCAATACTGATGACTATACATACATTGGTTACGTTTCACAGATGTATAAATTTGTTGGCAATGAAGAAATAACTGGTAGAGTCATTGAATCATTAGAGGAAATTGGCAATCCGATATTAAATACAACCTCTCTTATTCTCGATGATTTTAGTGGTATTAGAGAAGAAGTTGTATTACAAAGTAGTTTAAATTCACCACAAGCTGGAGATATTCATCCTGCTATGATTATTGGTAATAGTTATAATGGTCAAAGAGCAGCAACTGTTGGTTTTGGAATTACCATTGATGATGTTCAGATAGATCGACCTACAGTATTTGGTTTCTCTTTGGGTGAGATGAAGATGGTTCATATTGAAAGTTCCAATACTAGACTATCTTCAGGGATCAATCAATACCTTGAAGTATTCAACAATGACATACTTGGTATGATTGAAACTAGTTTTTCATCTCCATTGACTCAAGATCAAATGTTCACAACTCTAGATGTCATTGAAAAGTATGGTAAAAAAAGAAGAGATAAAATTACTGATATATTAAAGACTTTACAACCACTACCAATAGATGGTCAACCTCCTGAATTACCAAGTGCCTGGCAAGTATTTTTATCTATTACAAGATACTGCGCACTTGAACCAAATTTAAATATGAAAAGATTATTAGAAAATATTGCAGAAAGTGTATTAGTTGTTCCAACTCGAATGTATGAAGTGTTGGATCAATTACAATAAGATCAAAAAAGAGGTACTATATATTGAGTGCCTCTTTTTTTGTCTAAATTTTTTTGGAACAAAATATAAAAGAATGGGAGTTTTTGTCTATGACAACAAGATATTGGTCACCATCAAGAACATATGAATTTGAAGTAAAAGTAGCAGATAGAGACCTTACTCCCGATTTATATAAATTAACTATTTTAACTTCAATAGACCTTCCTTATCAAACATTTGTATTAGAATTTTTTCTTGATCCTAATGACTTAATACTAGAAAAGATATATGGTCAACAAGAAATTAAATTAACAGCAAAATTAATGGCAACAGCTCCTAGCATTGTCAATGATCAAATTGATTTTAGTTTAATGTATTTATCAGGAGATATTCCTTTAAGGGTTCAAAATACAATACAAAATCAAACAGATATTCAAAGATCACCAATCACGATAACTGCAGTTTCTCGTAAATCATTCATCACTATGTCAACTTATGTTAATGATATTTTTACAAATACCACTATCGGTGATATAGTTTCAAATTTAGTAAGCAAAGCAAAGGGAGAATTAAAACAAGATATTGTAGGAAGAAATACTGAAAAATTAGATCAAGTTCTTATTCCTCCTACAACTCTCTATCAATCCTTAAAACATTTAAATAGAACTTTTGGTATATTTGATGGATGGTTAGCATTATGGTGTTCTCATGATAATAAAGTTTATTTAAAAAATTTAACATCTAAAATGAAATCATCTTATTTATTTTCAGTATATCAATTTGCATCTAATATTGATAACGAAAAAATTATAGAAACATTTGATGAAGAAGTTTATTATACTCGATATGATATTAAAACTTCATATACTGGAAATACTAAATTTGCTATTTTTGCTCCAACGATGAAGCATATTGTTAAACCAAAAGATAAGTTGAGTAATACAATTGAAATTAAACTGGAAGAATTTTCTAAAACATATGGTTTAATATCTAAAAGGAATAAAATATTTTTTGATAATACAGCTATGACCACATCAAATAGACAAAGAATTTATAAAGACCATACAGGATATGAAGCAAATGAATCATTTATTAATTCAAATATGGCAGAAGAAATTGGAGATTTATCAGTAATTAAAGTTTCATTGGAACGTTATTTAAAAATGAAAAATCTTATGAATGTTGGTGAAGCAGTAACGTTCATTTCAAAAGTTGATGACTATAAAGACTTAACAGGAGTATATATTCTTAGAAACTCTGAATTGAACTTTATCAAAGCAAAAGATTGGGAATCATCTGCAGAAATAACACTAATTAGAACAAATAGAATTATATCTAAAAGTTAAAATTTGGAACAAATATAAAAGGAGTTTTATGGGTAATTCATCAAAGTTAAAAAGATTAGCTCAAAAATATGTAGAGGAATTCATTAAATGTAAAGCATCATTTGATTACTTCTGCAGAAACTATATTTTAATTGAGCTACCAGGAAGAGATGAAAAATTAATTCCTTATAAAAAACAAACTGAACTAATTGATTTAATTGAAAGTCGACATTATGTCCTTGTTCTTAAAAGTAGACAGATTGGAATTTCAACAGTCATTCAAGCATACTCTGTCTGGTTAACTATATTTTTCGATAACGTTGTAATAGGTATTATTTCAAAAGATGGAAAAGAAGCAACTGATTTTGCTAGAGCTATTAGAGGGATGATAGAGAAACTTCCTGATTGGATGAAACCATTAAAGGGTATATTAGGTAGAGGATTTGCAAAAAGAACTGAACAATCATTTATTCTAACAAATGGTAGTAAAGTTTTTGCTTCACCAGTAAATCCAAATGCTCCAGAAAAGACTCTTCGAGGTAAAGCAATTACATTCCTAGTTATTGATGAAGCTGCATTTGTTCACCATGTTGATACCGCTTGGACATCTATGGTTCCAGCACTTTCAACAAATCAAATGCAAGCTCGAAAAGCTAATATTCCATTTGGAACAATCGTTCTATCAACTCCGAATAAAACAATTGGTGTTGGTCAATGGTATTTTGAAAGATATTTAAAAGCAATATCTGGTGATGATATTTTTAATCCTTTTGTTATTCACTGGAAAATGATTCCAGAACTTGCTGAAGATCCTTTATGGTTTGATACCCAATGTAGATTATTTGACAATGATAAAAAGAAAATTGCCCAAGAGTTAGAACTAAAATTTCTACCAGCAGAAGGATCATTCTTTGAAGCTGATACAGTTGAAAGAATGCAAGAGAATACTATAAAACCATTAGAGAAAATTAAATTATATAATGGAGAAATATGGTCATTTAGTCCAGCAATAGCAGGGACAACTTATATTATTGGAGTTGATACAGCACCAGAACATGGAACAGATAAATCAGCTATAACAGTTTGGGATTATACAACTTTAGAACAGGTATGGGAATATCAAGGTAAATGTAAAGTTCTTGATTTTGTAAATGTTGTTAAAGTTGCAGCTACAACATATAAGAATTCTGTTATAGTTGTAGAATCAAACTCATATGGAAATCAGGTTGTAGAACACTTAAATGCAAGTGAGTATTCACCACAATTATATAAAGAAAGACGTGGAAAAGATACATTAGTTCCAGGTCTATCCACTAACTCTAAAACTAGACCTTTAATGATTGATGCTTTATATTCATATATGACTGAATATCCTGAATCTGTAAAATCAGAAAGATTAGCATTAGAACTAACAGGACTTGTATCTAAAGCTAGTGGAAAGGTTGAAGCTGATACTGGATGTACTGACGATATAGCATTATCTTCAGCTCTATGTTTTTATGTTAGAAAATACGATCCACCTCTAGCATTGCAGATGAACATGATAGATGGTTCAATGATAACAAATGATCTAAAAGATATTCTTAATTATAATATTGGTCACTCTGATGTTGAATTTACTGATCAAAGTATTATGAAATATATTAAAAATAAACCAGAAGAAAATGTAGGATATATAGATACAATAAGTTTCTTCAAGGGGTAAACAATGTCTCAAAAAATACAAGAATTTTTTGCACCTCCTGTTGGACTCAAATTAGTTGACACTGTTGATGGAATGAAATTATATTCTTCATCAAAATTAATGAAGAATTTTTTATTAGCATTTAAAAAGTCTAGTAGAGGAAGTGATAAAGTTAAAATAATTGAAAAATTAATGAAGAAAGGATTCATAGTTCCTTGTTTTAGATCTAAAGGTGTTTTTAATTTTCTAAAATATAAGATGTTTGGAGATAACGAATCAAAATCAATTTTAGGAATGTATCATATTGAGAATAAAAGAGTTTATATTTTAATTGATAATAATTCTACTATTTTTGGAACTTCATCTAATGATGAAATGGTATCAACTACCTTGCATGAAACAATGCATTTAGCAGCAGGTAAAAATATGAAAGGTTTCTTAAAAGTTATGATGCCAACATTAAGAAAATACTATGGAGAAGCTTTTACTTTAATTTTTTCTTTAAAATCTATTCCTAATATTGATAAAGTGATATATCATTTAGCATCATATGAAGATTCAAAAAATAGACCAGTAAATAAACAACTATCTGAATATTATCATTTACTCTATGATACTTTTAAAAGTTCAACAAAATTAGAGGAAAAAGATTTTAGATTAAAACTACAAAATTATATTGTAGCTATGAAAATATTCTTTGTAAGTTTTTCAACATTTGTAAGATCATATAGAAAATGGCAGAGTATATTTATTGAATTAAATCATGCTTATGAAAAAACATTTGGAAAACGAAATATATATACATCTCCATTTCAAGAATTAGTTTCTGTTTCAGAAGTTGCTTGTGTAATGGCAGAAATGAGATCAAAAGATCCAAGAGTAAACTCAATATTGAAAATATTGAGATAAGGAGATTAAAAGATGGCAATAAATGATCGCCAAGAACCAGGCAGTATAACTAAAACTGCTGATGCTCAAAATGAAAGGATATCTGGAATAAGTAACGTTTCTCGAACAGTTACACAAATGCAAAAAACAACTCAACGTAAAATTGAAGAAACTCAAGAATCTATTAACTATGGAGAATCCCAGGAAGCAACATCACAACAAATGAATAGTGTTCTTTCTCGGTTTGGAAAAACAATAACAGCATTCACCAAAGGTGTAGAGAGTATATCAATAAGTACAGCTAGAGCAACAAAAGATGCGATTGGTCAATATGGAAAAGCAATAAGTCAGGATCTTAATTATAATAAACAAAATATTGTTGCTATGGCGTTAGCAAGATCAACTCCATTATTTGGTTATTTTGCTGCTAAATTTATGGAGACAGATGTCTTTCAAAAAGCTAAAGAAAGAATGAAAGAATCCATTGCTGGTGTATTTAAAGGTATTGGATCAGGTATAGCAAATATCTTTAAGGGCGGAAAAAATGCCAAGGAAGCAGCTAAAGATAAAGTTCCAAAAATGCAGAGGGGTGGTTATGTTGAAAAAGGAGGTATGATTGAAGTTCACCCTGCTGAAGTTGTTATGCCAATTGAAAAAATTCTTGCACGTATTGATGATTCAATTTCTGTTGGAAGAGAAATAGCTGAAATTTCACAAAAGACCCAAATGCGTTCATTAGCAAAAATGTCAACATTCGTTTCAGCTGAAAGAGATAAAGAACCTGTTGGTCTAGTTAAAGGTTTCTTGAGAGCTATGAGAGAAGTTCAAACTCAATATGAAGAACCAGCTTCTATGCGTATGTTGAGAGCTGTTCTGTCAATTCAAGATACACTGGGTGCAACGATTGGAACTTGGGAACAAGTATGGACTAAAATGCTTATTGAGCATCCAACTTTTAGACAGTTAGCATTTGGAATGAAAACTGTGAGTGCCATATTAGGTTCTCCATTTCAATTAATATCTAAAATATTCAAGAGAAGAGGGGGATATTTATCCCAATTATCAAAAAAGAAAAATCCATTTGAAAATATTGGTGAAAATCTAGGATCATTATATGTCAATACAATGCATCGTCTTGATAATATTTCTTTCTATACTAAAGCAACAGCTGTAATGATAAGAGATATAGCTGGTGTGGTTTCACAAGGAAGACTTAAATATGGTAGTTTAGAAGCTATTTCAGAAGGGACTAGAAGTCTTTTTGGTTGGGCAAGATTTGGTTTTCAAAATTTGATCAAATATGGTCCTCGTGTTGTTGCTGCTGGTATAGAGATGCTATTAGGAACAGGAAAAGGAGCATTGTATGCAAGAGGTAAAAAGATAGGAGACTATTTAACCCAGACAGTAGAATGGGGAGAGAAAGCTAAGTTTGCATTAAAATCGAAGAGACAAAAGAAATTAGATTTTGCATTGGGCGGAGCTGGAGATTTTGCTCAAACAATTCAAGAACAACATAAGAAAAGACTTCCTCCTTTGATAACAATAAGCGCAGGAAAAGCTCAAGAAAAAGCAGCAGCAGAAGTGGAGCAAACAAGAGAAGGAATTGAGGAGATTGCTAAAGTTCAAAAGAAAAAATGGTTATGGGAAAAAATGCAAGCTGCTAAAGGCGGTATCAAAAGTGTATTCAGTTGGATTTTTAGAATGTTAATGATGGGAGGAGGATTGATAAAAAGTCTTTTTGGTTTTGGAGCTGGTGGAGTCATGTCTGCACTTTTTTCAAAAACTGGACCAATAGGAATGGGAGTTGCAAAACTAATGGCAGGACCGGTGATGACTGGCATTAAAGTTATTGGAGCTTATCTTGCTACTACTGCATTTTTAGGTCCAATACTAGCTCTTATTACTACTGCATTAACTGCTGTTGGAGTTGGATCGTTAATTAACAAATATCTTGTCAAACCTCTTGTGGATGCTAACTTTAAAAAACAAGATGAAGTAAATAAGAAAGGAATGAAAGATAATGCTGCTATTATGAAAAAACAGATGTCTGATGCAAGAGGAACAACTGCAACAGGAAAGGATACTTACGATGCAAAAATATCGACTGCTGCATCAGCAACTGTAAAGGGACAAGGAACTTGGTTTGGCACATCTTTATCACACGGAGCAATACGTGCAGCGCAAAATAAATTCATTGTAGAAAATCGTGCAAAGTATAGTGAATATGATGAAGAAGAAATTATAAAGGCAAGAAATAGATGGAGACGTTCAGGAAAATATTGGTTAGAATGGAAATGGACAACAGCAAGTGGAGCAAATGCATCTCAATTTGGAGAAGAAAAAGAAGCAGCGTTTTTAAAATATTTACAAAATGTGGGAACTAAAAATAAAGATTTGGCAGGATCAATAAAAGCACATGAAAAACAAATAATGCAATCGAGATCTATTGGTGGTAAAGCTGAATATTTTGGAAGAAAACATGCACCTAAAGCTACAAGCTGGATTATTGATAAAGGAAAATATGCAATAGATAAAGCAGGTCAATTGATAGAAAAAGTAACTGGTAGAGTTATTCAAGGAAAAGAATTAGCAGAGATGCAAGCACAAGAATTATTAACATCTGGAAAATTAGTAGGTCAAGAAATAAAGAAAAGAGGATTAGAACAAGTAGAAGGATTGAAAGGTCTTGGAGATCAACTTCAACAAAATATAAATCAAGTAAGAAATGACATTAACCAACAAGTAAGTAATGTAACAAGAATCTTTAATTCAGGCAATCAAGGATCTATGATGGATGAAATGGCCCAAAGAGTTGCTACAGGTAATTTTCATTAAGGAGGAGAAATAGATGGCGCACTATGGTGATTTGACGAAAATAGATTTTATTATTGGTATGCCCCCAATTACAACATCCACGGGGGATCCAATACACACTCAAAGATCTGCTGAATTATTAAGAAATGCAATGCCCACAGCAACTATTTATCCAGGTATTCCATCGTTTGAATCTGGTATAGATCTATTTACAAGAATACCTGTTTTTGATACTAAAGGTTTTCATCCTGATGCTAAAAAAGTTAATACTACCTATTATCTACCACTGTTACAAGAACATGGTTATACATTAGATACTGAAATACATAATAATGGAGTTAAACTTGCATACTTAGCAGATAACTTTCCAACAGATACATTTACTAATGAATATGGAGAAAATTTCTTACAAAAATTTACAGATGTAGCTTCAGAAGGTGCAGCATCATTAGCACAAATGTTTGGAGCTAGAAATGTAACAGATTTAGCTTCTAGAGCGACAACAGTTGCACAAAAGCAAGGGGGTGCCATTGGTACAGTTGGAGATATGGCACGTAGAGCAGGAGATTATATTAATAAACTTGGTGGAATGTTTTCTGAATATAGTTCAGCAGGAGCTAGAATGGGAAAAATGATTGGTTCACTTGCTGCTGGTTCAAGAATTGATTTCCCAATGGTTTGGAAATCAAGCTCATTTCAACCATCATATACAATGACAGTTAGATTATATAATCCAGATCCTACCAGCAAATCAATGACAAAGAAATATATTATAGGACCTATTGCAGCAATAATGTTATTGGGAATTCCAATATCAGAAGATGGAAGTACATACAGTTGGCCATATCTTCATAGAGTTGATTCTCCTGGTATATATGAATTAGATCCTGCTTATATTCAAAATATCACAATTATAAAAGGTGGGGATCAACAACAGATTGCTTATAATCAAAGATTGGGAATAGTTGATGTTAGAATTGATTTTGGAAGTTTATTTAGTAGTATGCTCGCATCTAATAAAAGGACAACAAAAACAAGACCAACTTTAAGAAAATATTTAAGATCCATGGAAAATCATACAAATGCATGGACTACTACAGGTGGAAGTCTTAAAAATAAAGCAGCTGTATCACAACAAAAACCAGTAGAACCAGTGATTAAAGGACCTGGAAGAAATCAAGCAGCATTTACTCAATCAGTTTCTATACTTGATGCTGCATCACCAGAGGAACCACCTGATAGAGTTACTCAGGCAGTCAAGGATATTGGAAACGCAATTATAGATCAAATTCCGAAAGGAATTAAAATCAGTACCTCTTAACACATAGTACTTCTAAATAATAACGTTAAATATGAGGCAAGAAATAAATTAACAATGAATTGAGTTTGCGAGGTATACTTATTATACTGATCTGTTATTTTTAAATTATCTAAAACAACAAGTAATAAAACATTAACTTGCTGTTTGAAATAGACCGGAGCATTACTTCTTTTAACTGCCATTAAACTTCTCAAATATTTTTCATATCCACTTCCACATATTTGATTTGTGCTTCTTAATTCCTTCATGTATAAACCTAAAATCATTCTTACCTTATCAGAATACTCCACTTGTATCATTTCAGCAGCAATTAGTTCAGCAATAGAAGCTTTTACTTTACTTATTTTTTTAGCTTCAAGCAATGCCTTCTTATCAACTATTTTATATATAGTTAACTTTCTGATTGTCTCATCAACTTTCGCTTTTCCTCTTTCAAGAGTTCTATATTGATACGCATTAGCTTCATCATCGGGTGTATCAGTCTGTGTTTTAATTGCTTCACCCTTTTCTTTTGCTTTATAATAATTCTCAACAAAACTCTTCACACTCTGTGAGATTCTATGTCTTGATGCTCCAATAAATTCAATGATTCTATCTAAATCCCAATCCCTAATATATCTCTCATATTTTTTCTTTAACTCAGTTGATAGATAGTATAAACTATTTGCTATAGTTTTTTCACGAACAAAAAGATGCGTTTTAGTTAACATATCAATTGTATATCTAAATATATCATCATTGCAGTATCTTAACTGTTTATGCATTAAACGACCATATTGAAAAAACATATAATAAGCAAGAGTTGTTTTGAAGGCAGCAACATCTCTATGTAAAAGAAATAAATGCATAACAACAACTAAAAGATTCGTTGCAGGATCCTTCCATAATAACCAGGTTTCAGCTTTAGTTCCTTTATATTGTCTCTTGACAAATGCTTTAACTTCTTTATCCGTAAGTTTCATTGCTCTTAATATTTCATGATACGCTAACTTTGTTTTTGGATAATAACATGGTTCAGATAAAGCATCGAACTCTCTTGCTGCAAATCTGGTAATTGTTTTTTTGAGAAGTCTAATATCATATTGAGATTTTTCTATTAATTCTTTCATTATGAGAATATCCTAATTGCTATGTCATCTTCTTCAAAGAAGATATATTCTGGACCATATGATAATAATTCTTCCTGAGTCAATGCATCTAAATCAAAATTAAAAAAGATACTAGATTCAGGTTTAATTAATCGACAATGTTCAACACCTTCTACTCCTTGAACTACATCAATAATTTCGGATCTATATAAGTATGAGTTAATACCAAATCTGTTCGTAAATGCTGCAACAACTGCTGTTCTAACTTCACTTATTAAATTAGAATTTGATCCCGTATAAGTTGAAGTTTTGAAAACATCTAATTCAAGTTGTAATGGAATTTCATATTGCGGTATTACCCATCCAGCTTGACAGTAAATATATTTCTTTGCTTCATCAGTTACATAAACAATCTGTTCTGTTTTTGGTATATAATACGCCCAAACCATTGATGTTGAATCACTAAGTTGTGCAATTTGATCATCTTTTCCTATCCATTCTCCTGTACCATTTAAAATAATATATCTATCTCCTTCAATTCCGGATACTGGAGGAATAGATAAAATATCATTAACTGCAGGTAGATCAACTTTATTCAATTGCATGTTCTGCATTAAACCATAAGTATTTGCAAGTTTGAAATTAACAAAATCAGTTGTCATTTTATAATCTTTAAAATCTAATGTGGTTACTAATTTTTGCATTACATTAGATTCAAAATCTGCTTGATCTATTCCATCATAATAACTTGCTTTAATCGCAGGAATATCATAAACAGTATTTGATGCCCCATCAACAATTACATTTGATAACTCAAAATCATCAAGAGATTTTCTAAATGTAAATAATGCAGTATATTGAGCAATTAAATCAACACCGTGTTTTAGAGTAAAATAATAAGTTGCTTCTCCAGTTGGTAAAACAGTATAATCTGCAAGTGTTAATAAAAAAGCAGAAGTTGAATCATTGGTCATAGTATAAGTTGAACCAGTTTCTAATACCTCAACTTCACAAGTAACAGTATCTGCATCAGTTTCTGTTGTTTTATAATCTAATTGAAAATCTGCTCCAACTCCATTTTTAGAAACAGTTAATAAATCACAATATAGATCATATTCAGAATCATAACTTGTAACTAAAGTTGGTACTTGTTTTATTTCATACATCACATATGTATAAGTAGCTACAGAATTTAACAGTTCAATTTCCATATCAAATATTGTATAGTAATCTGTTCCTTCATATGTTAAAGTTGTACCTCTTGGAATGGTTGTATATGCAAAAACATATTTAATATTTCTTGCTGGAACAATTACAGTTGAATATAACAGAGTAGAAAATAAACTTATTTCATTAACTTTAATATCAGATCGTTTTAAAACAGGTAATGAGTTTTGTGAAATGGGAGAATCATCAATAATAACATTTGAATTGACATAATCATTTTCAGTAACAAGTCTTTCTAAAGCTGTTATATTTGTAATAGCATTTCTTCGAACTTCTTCAATTGATTCTTCATCCACACCGCCTGTTCCAGGAGCTGGATTAGTAACTGTATAATTAACAGCTTTACCTTCATCATCGCTAATTCTAGTTTTAATATCAGTTGTTTTTCCTGTTATAGATCCAGCAATAATATTTCCATCTGCACCCTTTGTTAATTCTGTTGTAACTTGTACTGTTGCTCCAGGTTCAGGTTGATAACCAATTAGTCCATTACCAAATTGAAGACTGAATCCTGTATCATTTCTCTTCTTAACATATCCCTTTGTATTCTTATCCATTAAAAATAAACTACTATACTCTGTATATGTTTCATATCCAGAAGAACCAGGAGGACGAACCTCAACTATTACATCAGATATTTTTTTAGTTATATCAGTAAAAGTTACATCGAAATCAAAAAATTGATATGTTTGTAAATCTCCAGGAACTTGAAATTCTTGAATATCAGTTTCAAATTGTTTGAAAGGTAAAACTACAGAAAAATATCTCTTTCCATCATCTGTAGTTGATACAGTATAGGGCATATTATAAACTTTATTATCTTCTCTAATAGTTATTGTTACATTTGAATTATCTACAACATTAACTGTAGTTGAATAATAAGTATTAAATGCTATTGCACCAGCTGATAGTTCAAATCCCTCCTCTATCTCAAATGTTACATCATTATCTTCAAACTCTAATTCAAACGAAAATAAAACATTTACATATGCAGTTGATGCTTCAGAAGGAGTATACCCTAAAAATGATGCTAAATTATAAATTGATGATGATAATTGAGCTTTGGTTAAAAAGAATTCTCTATAAGAAGATATTTGATAAAATAAGGTATTGGTTGTCAGCATAGATAACGCTTCAACAACGAAAGCAAGAAATGAAGACTTAGTCAAATCAACCTCATTTAGTTCGAGATATTGTGCCAAAAGCTCTATGATTTTAAGAGTTGTTTGATCTTTAGATTTATAAACTTGATACGATGTTGTATTATCTACCATAAGTCATTTCCTTATATAAAATAAAAACCACTATTATTATCAAATAATGTTTTTGTAGTTTCTCTTAAACTTTCATTTTTTGATAAAAGTCTTGTCATAAAAGAAGCGTCATCAACAGTATGAATTTTTTTATCATAATCATAAAATGTGTATGTTTCTTGTACCTGTTGATTTAGTTGAGTTTCTGTTACGCTTTGTTCCAAACTTACAATAATTTTCCAAAATACTCTATCAGCATTTACAGATTTTTCTACTCCACCAATATTGAATAAAGGATATACATTATTGGTAGGTCTTAAATAATCCTGCTCTAATTTAAGTTTATCATTGGGTAAAGGAGTTATTCCATATGTACTGGGAATAACAAATGTACTATTATTCTCTTTAATATAACCAATATCTTGACCATCTAGAGGTGTGTTGATCTCATCAATATAATAGACTGGAAGTAGTAAAACTTTATTCCATCTTACTCCAGAGTATTCACCAACTCTATCATAAGAACCAGCAAAAACATTTTCATCTTCCCAAATAGTTTCATTTGTATCAATATGATAATATGTAGTTAAAAACGCAACAACATGCTTACTATAATAATCATATATTAAATTTTGATACTCATGAATGTAGTCATATATTCTTTCATATTTTTGCATTATGTTTGTCCCTGTGCTGCTGAACCAGCTAATGTAGAACCATCAAATCGTACAGATAAAGTTCCCCGATCTCCATCATAGTCAATAATAATATCAATTTCAAAACCTTTTTTGTTAGAGATTAATCGAACTTCTACATCTTCAATACTTGCTCTATTGTCATATTTTTGTATTCTATATTCAATTTCAGTTTTTATTTCTTCTATAGTTTGATCATTAACAGGTTGAAATATCATTAAATGTAAATCGCTTCCATATTCAGGATCATGCATATGAGTTCTTCTAGGAGTAATTAAAATATTATTCCACGACGAAATAATCACATCTAAATTACTTATTTTTTGAAAATCTCCTGCTGATGTTATCTTAGGGAGAAAGTCATGTAGTTTACCTTCGGAACCAGTAACTTCCTGTTTAAATCTATCTAATAAATTTGACATTTAACCGCCTTTGAGTCCGCTAATGATTTCTTCTGCAACCATTTTTTTCTTCTCATCTTCTAAATCACTTTTCCATTTTAAATAAGCGTAAAATCTCTGAATAGGCATTCTAATGATGTCATTGTATGATTGCTTGCTCATTTCCATACATGAGAAAATATTTTTTTCAAGTTGGGATCTGTACTCGTTAATTTCTTCAGAACGAGTACACCATACGAAAAAAATTGCCCACTAAATCAATATCTATTACTTCCTCAAAACCACAGTGTTGACAGGTACTCAACATCTTTAATTCAATACCATACTTTCCAAAAGTGTCTTTATATTTTCCATAGAGAAATCTTTTATCTTTAGAAGGAAGACTTCTATAAGCATCAATTATATCTTCTCTTTCAGAATAGACAATACTATCCCCACCCTTTTCTGGATTTTGATAAAACTTTTGAATGATTAAAGTCTCTGTAAATATATCTAAATT